GCGGAGGAGGAGAGACTGAAAGTTCAGATGACGCGATTGGCGGATGAACGCGTGAAGTTAGATTCGGTGCGTCGAGAGATGAAACGAGAGATGGAAGCAGACGAAGAACGCCAACGTCAAACATATTCTCCATCATCTCCCAAGTATTCAAGTATCTTTACACCTGAGGGGGTGCCTGATGAACAACAACAAGCCGATGAAGTACGTCGTGCTGTCGGGTCATTTAATGCGAAGATGCTTGAAAAGTATGGAGAGAATGATGAGAATATACCTGAAACTGACGATTTTACACCGCGCACACCATCCTCGCCTGCTTACAGTTCGATGTTTGAAGGCGGCGGCAGACAACGTGGCGGTGGTAAATTCATCCCTCAAATTCCTTCTGCTGTTCTCGAGAATTACTTGAATTCAAAGTATGGCGTATCATCGAAACATGTTACTGAAACGATTACACCTATGTCTGGAATGATGACTGGCGGTGGCGGTGGTAGTGGTGTAGGCCTTGGCAGTCTTCCAACGATGAATATACCAGTTGTGGCTACTATGCCGATGGCGGGTATGATGCCGGTTCAACAGGGTCCGGCGGCAGCGGCGGCAGCGGCGGGAGCACAACTTGGAGGCCAACCTAATGCAGCATCGGCGACCACTACACAACAAGGGGAGCAACAACTTGGCGGAGGCGGCACCGGTGAGCAAACGAATGAACCCAATGCACAAGGCGTGAAGACATTTTCAATCCGCATGTAAAATTGAATAATAAAGATTTGTTATTATTATATAGTAGCTTCGAATCATTATTATTCATTATGGCCAACGTGAGCAGCGGAACCGTTTCTGCCTTATTCAAATCCCGAAATATTCTTCTTCAATTGCTTGCTCGACAAGGAATGGACGTATCGAATTACACCGATTACGGCGTGGCAGAAGTCCAGACTATGCACACCAACAATCAATTGGATATGCTTCTAACGACGGAAAAGGACATTCATCCCGCACGAAAGGTTTATGTCAAGTATTATTTAGCCAAAACACTTCGTCGAGAGAATATCAACCATATGATTGATGACTTGTATTACATCGAGCAGGTTCTTCAACCCACCGATACACTCATCATCGTCATGAAACAGGAAGTGAATGACACGGTGGTCGGTATTCTTAATGAGATTTGGGAAAAGGATCGGATTTTCATCGTTGTTCATTCTCTCGACCGTCTTCAATTCAATCTCCTTGAACACCAGTATGTTCCCGAACACGTCGTTCTCACCGAAACCGAACAAGAGGATGTCTTGAAGAAATACAATATCACCGATGCGAAACAGATGCCGAGCATTTCGCGCTATGACCCTGTGGCTCTTGCGATTGGACTGCGTCCAGGTCAAATCTGTAAAATAACACGGTCTAGCAAGACGTCGGTCACGAGCAACTTTTACAGGTATTGTGTTGCGAATTAAAGCTGGCGACGGTGCCAGCCTACGGCGACGGCACTATGGCATTATTTTTTATTGCGATAATATAGTATTATTATCGCAAAATAACGATGGCGTGTAATAGTGGCGAAAAATATAGAATTCAATCAAGCGGTGATACAGATTTAATAGCGAATTCAGCCACAGAAAAACTGGTATGCACCGCCAACAAAATCCTCGACCGTATTCATCGCGAATGTACAGAAAAATATACTTCAAGAAGTGATAGTAGTCAAATCGTAAGTCAACCATCTTTTTATCTTCGAAAACAACCCAAAATTTCATCCACATTTTTCGATGAAACGAGTGATGGACAACAAATCAACGGTGGGCGATTTAACAATATGCTTTCTGCGAATCCGCCGAAAACAGAAGATGACCAAGTTTATCGAACCGCAATTCACGCTATCATGAATGGTGTGTATAATGCCGGAGTCACAACCGAAAATTATAGAAAGCCTGCTGCCGCCCAACAAACCAGCATAACGAGCAGTCCCGACAGTTTTAAAGGAATATACGGTCTCGTGAATTTAAATAATGTTCTTGAAGATGAGATTGATAAAATCATAAAGGGAATGACTGGTTCGAAAGAGACAGCACAGAACACAGCTGATATCTCACAAAAATATGCGCAACGTCGGGGAATACAAACCACGCTTGAAACCATCGCAAGTCGAGAGAATGAGATTTACCGAGAGAAATTTCTGAACTTGATTTTAATCGTCGTGGGTATATTTTTAGTAGGAACACAACTTGTGCGAAAATATTTTTCATTCGGTGGTGGCGGTCTGGGCAGCGACAGCGGCGGAGGTGGTGGGTTCTTCGGAAATCTATTCACCGGATTTGGTCTAGGCGCCAGTAGTGGAATATTTAGTCGTTTTGGCGGACTTGGTCTCGGTCGTAGCGGACGCTCACGTGTTACAGGTGTATTTGCGAATAACCCATACTCATTATCTACAAGATAACCCCATCCTGGATGCGGCGAGCGTTATACTCGATGTTATAATATTCAGTATATATAACGTACTGAATATTCTGTATATAATGGATATCGATGAAAAAAGAACACTATTTCCGAATGCCACACCACAATCTCTCGACAACTTTGATAATCGGCATACTGCGATCAAGGAAGGTGCGGCACTTCAAAATGACGACGACCTGAATAAAGCGATGTCGTCTCTTATGTCCGAATACGCCAAGGATGTCGATAGCAGCAGCAGCAGCAGCGGCAGCGGCAGCCGAAGAAAAACAACTCATGAAGGCATGATGGGCTCACTTACCGGCACATCTTTGAATATGAATCTGCTTCAAGGCGACCTTTTACAATATGGTCGATATGATTTAAATAAGAACCCAATACAGCCATTCACAGAACGTGTTCTGCTTTCTGGGAGCGCGGATAACGGAGCCGTCGTTTCCTATAAAGAAGGTCTCACGAACGCCGACACAGTAAGCGCATCTACGAGCGGAACGACAAGCGCCGGCAAAAGCCAAAAACTGCTCGACCTTGAGAAACAATTAAGCCAACTTACTACGGATTATACCAATCAGTATCGACTATACACCGAAGACTTACTCACGCGTTCTAGGTTTCTTCAAACCAATAGCCAATACTTGAATAAATTGGTGCGTGATTTATCTTATACCGGAAGCGACGCAAGTGCGGCTTTTTATTATGTGAATTCATTTGGTTATACTCATCGTTATAAAGATTTATCATCAGTCCTGCTGTATGATGACAAGACATGTCCCGCGATTACACGCAACGAAGCACTCCCTAACGATGACCGAGCCAACCCATTTAAGATAACATCGGGTTCTTTTGTAGATATTTGTGGTGGAAGTGCGGGGGGCGGGTTTAGCAAATTTTTCGACTTAGCAAGTTATGATATGAAAGGATATACGCCATGTATCACCACCAGAAATGTGAAACTACCTGGTGCATCATCGTCAGAAGACAAGTATGCGTGGGTCGATTTCGAAGGCAAGAAACATGTCTATGAAGCAGGAGTATGGCCGGATAAACGTCACTCCAGTTGTCTTACGGCGGTGGTTGGCGAGCCCATTACACTCACCGCAAATCAATATAATTCGCTTCCGAGTGCCGAAGACGCCACTATGAAAGCTGATAGCGAATGTTTTCGCGCAAGTGTTAGCCCCACTATCAACTCCAAACTCGTTGATATTAAGAAGAAAATCGATGAGACCGTCGCGGAAATCAAGAAGGAAAATCAAAACATTCTGAATAACGCGGCCAATACGACTATCATTCAACGAGAGAAAACGTTCGCTGAAAAATGGGCATCACTCGACGATGATATTTTAGCTCAAATTAAGAAACTTCTCGGAAATTATTATTATCCCGCGGTTTATGTATTTTGGTGTTTTATTATACTGGTCGCCGTATTGACAATCTTTAAGTTCGCATTTTTCTTTGTTTCGCCTGGGGGTGGTGGCGATGGTAATGTCGATGACTCATCCAGCAGCAGCAACAGCGGCGGCGGTGTTTCGTTACTGGGCGTCGTTATTATGTCGCTGATTATTATATTCGCGGTGTATTACTACTTCTCATATACATATGATTTAGATGTGAGTGTCACGCGAACTGATTCTGACACAGTATATACGATGGTATAAATTATAATAATATATATAATATGTATCGGTCTATTTTACCTATTATATTACACATATAACATAGAATAAAAATGGGCGATTATTCGAGATTTCTTACAAAGATGGCGGAGCTGAAAGCGATTCAGGGGGAATACAACCAGCTATCGATGGATGTAAGTGGTGCTGTAAGCACCGATACAAATTATGACGATAATACATTTGATAAATACAATATTACACTTGATAAAAACCCGATTTCAAACACGAAAACACCACTTGTTGTTTCACCAGGTGAAGATTATGCCGAATTTTGGAAGTATATTGGCAAGATTACACCGGTAGCATCGAGTGAAAACTACCCACTACGTAAAAATGCACAAAAATGCTGGAATCTCGCTGCGAATGACCCTCGAATCTTTAAAAAAGTGGTTTATACCGGGAATACCGGCGTAAATGTCGGACAACCCAAATGGGACAACTTGTGCTACGGGCTTGTGCCTGATGCGCCGGCGTCGGCGTCATATGACTCGAATGAATCCGCGGGTTATGCTTTCATGGTCGGCAACGGTGATGGCGGCCCGGGAAAAACAAACGACATTTATACCAAACTGGGAATTAAACCGAGCGGGGCGAGTCAAGATACGGTGAATACCAACGTCGCAAAAGCTTCGAAATTATACGACCTTCAATTGCGTGTGAATTCGCTCACACAAGAAATCACCGCTCAATCAGATGCGGGTATCAATAATGAATTGAATATGTTGGTCGCATCCGCGGCGGGTTCGAATGAGCGTATCGGCAAAATCAACGATTATATGAATGATGCGGTCAGCGGGATTACCTCAGACTATAATTTAGTAAATAAACGCAAAGAATTGGGTAATGTCTATGCCGAAATAAATGAACAGACGACCTTACGCGCAAGAAAGTATCGGTTTATCTTTTTTATTGTGATTACAATCGCGGTGATTATTGGATATGGCTCATACACATCCAAGTTATCATTAATTGACCAGATTGATAATCTTCGCAAGTATATCGGCTGGGGATGGTGGACAAATTGGTGGATTGTCGCAACCGTGGTTATCGTTTTTATTATCTCGTCTTTTGGTTGGGATATGAAAGGAAATATATTGATGATTATACGGTATATAACAGACCCCGCATTTTGGACCGGTCAATTATGGTGGGTTGGTGTGACATTCTTGCTACTGTTTATTGTTTTCTTTTATGCGACATTCAAGTCGTTTTTTATGGAATTTGATGCCGGGCTGAAGAACATTCAATCTGCGATGGACAGCGATGCCGTGGGGACAGAGTAACTTTCTACAAAAATATTCGCAGGTATATATAGTATTATCATATTACTATATATAATGTTTCATCAAAACTCGAATGATTTAGTAAAAAATGCGAGTTTGAAATCAGGGCATCAACAGCATTCGAAAGAGACACAACAACTGTTGGCTTCGCAGCCGGTGATGAATCCATCGAATGATGATGGCGGTACGGAGGTGGAAGCGCGCACAGATGGAGGCGCAGGAGCATCGCTTAGCATTGGTGCGCAGTTTCAAAACATGATTCAAGGTTTAGTCGGAGAGGTCTTTTCAATCAAAGAGGGACTTGTTGGTGCCGGTGGCGCAGCAACCCCCGCCGACCCTTCTACCGGTATTGGTGGCGATGGGAAAACGAGTCAAGCCAATTTTATAAATAGTCAGGCTGCTGAGGATAAAAAATATACCGAACAAGAATTAAGACATATCAAAAAGGTCGATGGTATCATGAAACTTATCGAACGAGATGACAAAAACCGGCGCCAAAATTGGGTTGAAGTTACTGACGCAGCTGGAATCACGAAATACGGTTACATCACGAAAGACGGTGTATTTCAAATATGGCATGTTCCTGCTTCTCCGTCATCCAATCCTGCCAATTGGCTTCAAACCGACAAAATGAAGCAAAATACCGGCGTCATTGGCTGTCCCGCTCCAAGTGGAGCAATGCAGAAAATCAAAATCGCCGGAAAATGGGACGATATCAAACCGTATGACTTGGTCTATGCCGACACAGATAGCGCACGAACGAACCCGCTCTTTATGGTGATAAACGACTCTGTGCGTGACCCGCGAAACACACCCGGCGGAAGAGGCCTCTTTTCATGCGGCAACGAACGCGGAAATGTCTATGTCAAAGAACGCCCCTCCGCGGATTTTCAATTTCCAGGTTCAGGTGTTGATACGATTCAAATGGGGTGTTATCTTCTCGGTGATAACGTCAAAGACAGCGACCTTGCCAACCGCGGTTTTACATTTCAGGACGATTTAAGTGAGGCGTCGATTTCGCAATGTAAGCGCCGTGCGGAAGATTTGGGTAGTTCTTATTTTCTGGTAGGTGCGCCGGAACCAGGAAAGCCGAATAATCGCGGTGGTTGTTGGATCTATACCTCTTCGGGCAAACCGAACATAAATAACTTCATGGTGATGAGTGCCGATGAAAGTAAATGTCATAATGTGAATAATAAAGAATCCGATGAGGACGGTTATTTGAAAGCCTACGCATCTACTACCTTGAAACGCCTGTATGGTAAAAATCATCAGGGTTCTTCCACTTCCTATATTTCAAAACGAAGTGGTATGTGGGCAGGAGAAGGAGCGAATGAATACACTTGTAATGGTGCGCGAGGACGTAATACTACAGGGAATTGGGGGGATTTTAATCGATATTGTATTTTCGATTCAGCGGACGATGCGCAGAACTGGTGTTCTTCCGACCCGACATGCGTCGGCTATATGAAACAGCATAACAAATTTCAAGTAACACGAAAACCCGTTGTAAATCCATATGGAGGAACCTATTTCGAAAAAAACGCGGAAGCAAAAACAACCAGAGCTGTCGCGTTGTATTCTCTCAAAACGGGCGGTCCAACCGGCGTGGATGAAGTCGGGCGTGGCGGTCGCGGTTATGTCGGTCGCATCGCATATATCGACCATAATGGCGAGAGACACGACTACCCCGCGTCGGCACTTTCGATGATGCCGCCATCAAAGGACGAAAAAGGCAATACACTCCCAGCAACCTACCTGAATTTAGGGGGATATGATACTCGCTCTGCTGAGAGTTCTTACAGTCTTAAAGAAATTACACCAGGCAGTTTCAGTGAAGCCAGCAACCTTCTTTATAAGGCAAGTCGAGATGGGTGGTCGCCGGCCGCGTTTCATCAACGATGCGATAATAAGGGGGCAACTTATACCCGCGCGATTCTCAACGACGGTCGTGTGCTCGGTGCTTATACATCTCTAAGTTGGTCGTCGAGTATATCCAATTATCAGCATGATACCACCGCATTTTTGTATGATGGGACGCGGAAATATACTGCTGAGATGGGGCACTGGGGGGCGGGAACCTATGCCACTTATACGAATCCATCGTATTTTCCTACTTTCGGTGGCGGTCACGATTTGTATATTTCTGGAAAAACGATGTATTCGAATGCGTATTCGTTTGTCGCAGGAAAAGAACTTCTTGCTCCGTTTACACGAAAAATTCAGATGGCCAATATTTATGGTCCTGCGGTAGGCCGTCAGATTCCCACTGAAATTAAATTCTTAAATGACGGTCGGGTCGTATATGTGTGTGAAGACTCGCCATATACAAAAATGGTGACAGCTGACGGACAAGAGAAATATTATAATGGAACCATGAACCAGTTCAATCCATCAAACTGGAACAGTTATAGAACAACTGGTTATAAGGGAGCATACTTATTAAATTACTTAAACCAATATAAAGAGTTTCCTCGAAAAGGATGGGGTGGATATCAACAATATACATTACAAGACATTGAGGTGTATTCTGTTGATGCGAATACATTTCCGCGAACAAATCCGCCAGAATATTCGCGTCGTTTACGCACGATGCCTGTCGGTGAAAGTGTGTCTGCTTCATTCGAAAAATGCCGCGGTATGTGTGATGCGGATGAAAAATGCGGTGGATTCGTTTATACGAAAGGTAGTGCCAGCACAGAAGGAAAATGCGAACTGAAAGACCGTGCGAAGATGTATCCTGTTGGTTTGCGTGTGGCCGACCCGACGAAGCAGTTGATGCTGAAAGTGCCGACCATCAACGGCACCATCAGTGATGCGACTTGTAAGGGTGGCGGTGGCGGCGGCAGTGGCGGCGGCGACGTGTATAAAATGATTGACAGTGCTCAATACTCACATTATCCTGATACGGGAACCATGACATCTAGTTCGAAATGTGATATTCGCAATATGATTCCGAAAGAAGGAACAAACGCACCCCCCGACTTAAAAGCCATGTTTGGTGCGGTTGATAAAGAGTTCGATGAAACCGAAAAGAAAACCGCGGAATATCGTGCTCAAACCGCGATTAAAGCACCGCCGCCGTCGGACACGACAGAAGGTATGACTCTTCAAGACCGAAATGACAACTTTTATACTGACGCCAACAATAATTATGGCACCACAATGAAAGGTGTTCAGGATAGTTTGAAGAGAATCGCGAATTCAAAATATCAGCGCGAACGACTGATTGCGATGACAGAAGAAAGTAACAAGAATCTCATCTCTGAATCCTATAAATTCATACTTTGGAGCATTTTAGCTATATTGGCGGTCTTGGCGCTTTTGAAGTTGAAAGAAATGTTTGGACAGGACGACGCGGATGAAGATGGGGGTGCTGACGGAGGTGATTCGGGCGGCGGACTTTTAGCAACAATCCTCGCTTGGTTCGGCGTAAAAAGCGTATCAACAAGTGATATTCCCGACCGCACTCAGGATGTAAAGGCCGCGTTGAGTTCCGCCGGCGAACAACTTCAAGAAACAGGCGCAAGCATCGCGACGAGTATCACCGAAGGTGCCGACAATTTAGTTAATTCAGCGAATGAAATGGCGACGGGGGCGATTGAAGGTGCGACTGCGATGGTAGATAAAGCGAAAGAAACCGCGTCAAACGCAATCGACCAAGCAGGATCGGCCGCCTCATCGATGATGAGTAGTTCTAGCGGCTCGACGGCGGCTCCGACAACCGGTGGTAGTGGAGGTGGGCGCAAGGGGGGCTCGGCATCGGCGTTGAAGAGTAAAAAGAAATAATAATATAACGAGTATTTATGGATTGTAACATTACTCGTTATAAATATGGCATATCAATTAAGTGAAAAAAATCAAATCTTGGTCGCGTTGTTCGCGGTGATCGTTGTATGTGCTGGGAAATTATTTAAAGATTATCTGTTTCGTCGGGGGTATGTCGAAGGCATGACAGTTACGACGGAGACAAGCACGCAGTTGAGGCGTAATGCTACTGGTGGTTCCAACGTTACAGCAGAATTGTATCTAGTGGCTACGTTGGAACGTGATTTGACGACGTCGCAGAATATTCAATTATCATGGACTGGCAACGCTGCTGCTTCTGCCGCTGATGTAACTACTGGCACAAATTTCGGGTCGGGTGGCGACTATACCGCTGCTGTTGTCAGCGGAACTACATCCGCTACTTTGAGTCCGAGCGGCAGCGGAAGCCCGATTACATTCACACCGTCGGCGACCATCCGAGCCGGTTCTAAAATCCGTATCACCGTAAAAAATGTCACGATTTACCCAGGGTCGAAGGCGGATAGCAAACTCGCATTTACAGTTACTCCGTCGAATGGCGAATCCGCTCAGTCGAGAGATTTTAAAATACTAGCTGCTGAATCGGGTCCATCGCAATATTTAAGCCCATACCAAGGAACAACCGCGGAAATCCAAGCCGCGATCAACGATATCAATACCCGTCTTACAACTGGTGGAACTGCGATGACGGATGCTGAACGAACCAACTTATTGAAAGCGAGGTCGGCGCTGGTCACTTTAATGGCATCGACCTATGGCACTGTGAAAGAAGCAGGTCAAGTCTTCGATTCTGACGCCTTGTATGAAGCCCAACGAACCGCAATCCAGTTTATCAAGAACGAGAAAGCCCGTGCTGCTGAAAACGCGAATTCTTTGAAACAGGATAATTTGAATAAACGTCGTATGGCGCAAATCAACACGTATTACACGAAAAATTATGAAGCCAATACCGAGGTCATGAAGAACATTATATTTATTTCGATTGCTTTGATTGTACTGGCCGTATTGCGGACCAAAGACCTTATTCCGGCATCGATTAGCACTTTAGGCGTTATTTTCGTTCTTACGTTGGGAGGTATCGTTGTCGGAAAGCAGGTATTTGATATCATTCGTCGTAACGACCATGACTTTGACAAATATGACTGGAACTTTAACGAGGATGAAATGAACCGAAAGCAGATTCTTCAACAGAATAGCGACCCCGCAAATCTCTCAGAAATGGGAATGGGAATGGCGCCGTGCTATGGACCTGGATGCTGCGATGTCGGAACTTCATGGAATGACGCAGCAAAGAAATGTATTCCGAGCGTGCCTGGATTGAGTGGAACTGCCGCATGGACAAACGCGGCAGGAGGCACATTAACGCTCTCGTTGAAAGTGACAAATTCTTTGGTTGTTGGCGACACGATTACGGTTTCGTTGCCGTCGGGTCTCTTTTCTGGTTCATCTGCCGCATTATCTGGTTCTGGATTTACTGGAACGCCCTCTGTATCATCTTCATTTGGTTTGACTGTCGCAGCAGGTGGAGTCAGTGATGCGACTACAAAGGCGATTCCCAATATCGTTATTACGGGTCTTGCTGTAACGCCCAGCGATTCTTCTACTCGATCGAAGCAAGTTAAGGTGAAATCATCGAAGGATGTAAATGAAGTGGGAATCAATATCACGGGAATACCGTCGTGAAGACGGGTAAGACGAGAACGGGCGGCGATATGCGAGACTATATTTCGGAGACTTACTCTGAAATATAATCTAACAAATATAGTAGTCTATGGGTATCGATTTTAATGATGCGGAAGGGATTGAACCCGAACTTTTAGAACAAGCAAAAAACGGTGAATCAACGATGAGAACAACTGTCAGCGCGGATGGAGATGCGATGAAATTATCAAACCGCGGTGGCGGCGGCGGCAATGATAAATCTCTCGACGAAGTGATACGAGATTCGGAGAAAAACCTAACAAAAGTCCGGCAAATTATATCACAGGGTGGGTTTTCGGGACCTGAGAAAGATAAATATGAACTCAGCTTGGCTCATGCGGAATGGGTTCATGCGCGAAATATCGAACGCAAATGCGATAATGATGTCCGAGAAACTAGCGTGAAATATACGGCACTCGTGAATGGAAAGGCGCAAACGCATGAAATCAATAAGGCGCATAGCGATTGGAAAACTGCGCGAACAAAGTGTAGTAAAATCGATTCGGAATTATTGGAGAAAGCGAATAAATACATCGAGGTGGATCGACGTGTGCGTCAGAATAAGAAGGCGGAGGATGAATATCCTGCGACGATACCTTCGGGCTCGACGACAACCACACGCGAGAAATTTCAAGGCTCACTTATCGAGGGGTTTGATTTTTATAACGGGACTGTATATCAAGATACAGGTGCCAACGCCCAATCGGTGGTGAGTCCCGCATCTGGAACAACACCCGCCGTCATGAAAGTGAATGTGCGGCTTCCGTCATATGATGATACAACCCGCACCACAGATGTCGCGAATGAGGGAAAAGCTGGTGGTGCAACTATTCTTCCATGGTCTGAATATTATGTCGATTGCGGCCAAGCTCATCCAGGTAGTGGTTCCGACGTGATTCAGGCCAGAACGCGATGTAACAACGCAAATAAAGAAAAGGACAAATATATTAAAACGATTAACAACGAATTTGACCGAGCCGACCGGTTATTGAATATACTTTACAATATTCAGTTGAAAAGTTCGTTTCGCGGAAATACGAATGTGTTGGACCCGAAAGACCTCGAAGCCATCCTTGAAAATCAGAAGAAAAATATTGCGTTGAATAAACAGAACGCACTCTATGATTATGATGAATACAATAGTCTTTCTTTTTATGAGGATTTGGTTTCGTTTCTTTATTACGCGGTATTTGCGATTTTTGTCATTATGTCGTTGCGTGATTTCTTTTCATCAAGCGGGGCTTACGACAAACGCAATATTTTGATATTGATATTACTTGGCCTTTATCCAAAATACATCTTACCGGTTGTGTTGTGGATATTGAATGGACTCACACGAGTCGGTGAAATCTTGGGATTGAAGAATGTGCGATTCTGGAAATCTGCGGAGTGAAGACTTAACCGTCTGTGTTGGCGCCATCATCAGTTGTCTTCTTCGTTTTCGGTGTAGGCGCCGCTACCACCACCGTGTTCTCCGTCGTCGTCGTTGTCATCGTCATCATAGACAATCCGACACTTACGCCATCCTTTCGACAAGAGTTTTCCGAACTTCTTCGTCATGAATTCATATAACTCGTTGGCTTTCGGCACATTCTTGCCATGTTGGACGATATACCATTTCTTGAACTCTTCATATGCCTCGGTCTTCTTGATATACGTATCTTCATCCGCCGCGCGAATCTTATCACGCATAAACTCCGAGAGATAATCCTGAGTATTGCGATACTTGTTGCTACTCGCAGTCACCGCAGCACATGTCCTGACCTTTCCGTCTGTTTCAAATGCCTTCTTGACGAGCATCGCCATGAATACATTTACCCACGTTTTGATTTTGACATCGAGATTCTTGTCGATAAGGAACTGATATGGCTCTTCAGGATCATCTTTTTTCGGGTCTTCGCAGAATTTCGACTTATACGGACACAAGCGAATACGACGCCATGTTCCATCGTCGTTGCTCTTGATATCGAAGAGGACATTCGTGCATACAACCAGCTTGAACTGCGGGACAAACGTAATCGTGTTTTTGAAGAGGGCGCGGGCAGTCATATCATCGCCACCGGTGATTTCTTTGAGAATACCTTCGTTGATACGGTCGCCTTTCGTCGGTTCTTGCATAACCGCATAACGCACACCTTTGAGAACGGCGAGTTCCGGCGAAGCACCGCCAATCATCGCGCGTTTTTGAGTGACGGCCGTAATCGGAAGAACGGCTTTATACTCTCCCAAACATGCCGACATCAGCTCGATGAGTTTCGATTTTCCGTTACTACCTCCGCCGATATAAATATTGAAGGTTTGTTCGCGGTTCGTCCCGATCAGCGTTGATGCGAGATGCTCCCACATATACGTTCGAAGCTCCTCTTCCGGAAATAACTGCGCCATAAACTCGTTGATTTCATCGATCTGAGTGCGATGACGTTCGGTATCCAACGGAAAGTAGTCGATTTTTGTGGTCTTCGAAAGATTGTCATCGGGCTGACCACGACGAAACGTCTTTGTCTTGAAATCGATGACTCCATTCTTGAAACACAGGAGCTCGGGACGCGTGTCGATTTTCTCTTCGAAATCCTTGTCATAAAACTGCTCACGAACTTCACGCATGATATTGTTCTTGAAACTCGTGGTCTTTAATTTCGTGCAGATATCCACGATACGACGCGACCGTTTGCGTGCGGATGTGTATTGGTCGCAAGTAGGGTCCATTCCAGACGTCATGTCCATGATCTCACGATGTTTCTTCGTATAAATATCGTGCATATCTTTCGAAATGAGCGCACGAAGTGAGTTGCCTTGGTCGCATTCTACCCAGCGATTCTTCTCGAACTCATACCACTGGTTGTCTTTCACGCTGACACAGACGAAACGGTCTTTGAAAATCGTGTATAACACCGTCGCAAGATCCACATCCGTCGATGCGTCATTCGTGGTCTCGTTACAAATCGTCTGATGGATAAAGTTGTCGATGGTTTCATTTCGAATACGCGTGTATTCTTCGAGACAGTCGTTCTTCGCCCAATACATGATAGAACGACGGGTTAGACCATCCGGACTGTATGGGAAACCACACCACGTGTCGTAGTGTTTCATGATATCTGTATATGCGAACTTGGCGGATTTTGCGCTGAAAAGCATCCATGTCAGAAACAGCTTATCGCTCGTGTTGTGAAGTGCGAGGCCGACGCGGAGCCATCGGTCATAGGGGTCGAAATACTGCGCCGGAAGCGCCATCGTATAATAATGTGTTTCGCGAATTTCGTATTCTTTCGGTTCAAGCATATTCAGCATGATTTCGACCGCCATCGAGAGTTCGGAATGATTGGTGATTTTATCCATCATGATTGAGCCGTTGTGTGCCATTAAAGCATCGCCTCCGTTGCCGCCGCCGCCGCCGTTGGCACCTCCTCTGCCACCCATGCCAGACAACAGGCCACCCGCACCGCCGCCCGTGACGACAAGCCGGATTCGTTTTCCACCATCCGCCCCGCCATTTGCGCCATTTCGACCACCAGATGCGCCGCGGTGTATCGCATCATATTCGGCTTTGAGTGCGGCGTTGTTGGGTCGCAGAGCGAATGCGGCGTGTTCGGTATCAATCGCGCCAGGTGTTCCAGCGGGGGCGGTCTGAACCGACAGTTTTGCGAAATTCTCTTTCACTTTGAACTTACACGTCTCTTCTTCTCGACACATCCAATCATGGTCGTCATCATCTGGGTCGCGCATCATCACGAAATGATACTTCAACATATAGGCTTTATGTCCAGGTTTGCGCGAACCATATAACTGCCAGTTGGTGTGGCCTCGCGAGATTCCTTCATCAAGAACATCGTTCCATGAATTTGTAATGGGTAAGTCTGTCCAAATTTCGGGAAGCTCTTTCAACATGCGCGAACGCAACATCCGCTGAATCGGGCGTTCAACGTTGGCGCCAATAATCATGTGAATCCCGTCCTTGGTCACATCATCCAGTTCATTCACGTCGCTTTTTTCGAAGATGTAGATTGGAATCTTGGCGTCATCAGGTATCTCCACTAAGGTTTCCAACGTTTGAATATAAGATTGAATCATGTCCAAGACGTGCTCTTTTGAATGTTGGCGTTTGGTAATACTGGTTTCATACCTGAAATCGAAATCCACGGCGATGAGTCCTCGTTCGGGATTCTGCTTTTCGGTCAAGAATTCCTGCTTTCCATTTTCGAAGACGTGCGCGTAATATTTCTTCCAGAATACGGGGAGAATCGCGGGCGGAATCGTATAAACACCGCCATGAACATTCAGCGTTTTGTCGCCGATTCGTGTATGCGTATATGCTTCGCCTGGTTTGGATATGTGATGTTTCATAAATTGTTCATAGGTCATCCCCGCACAAAGCGACTGATAGGAAGCAGCCATCGGGTCCGTGGGGGTGGTTGTCGTTGTCGTTGTCATGTTCGTCGTAGGGTATTCACAGGGTATAAAGTTGCTTGTAAAAAGTATTTTGGCAGGCACAAGCTTCAATTTTGTTTCGAAATATGAATTGAAAAATGTAAAACCTCCGGTCTATATATATCAAAGGTTTTATCTCTAAATCTGATCCCCCAAAAATGGCCCTTTGAATTTTAGTTTCTAAAAAATGGGCGAAAAAAGGGGATGCTTTTCTTTGGGTTTTCCTAGGCGCTGGACTTTTGTAAAAAAATAATTTTAGACGGTGGATTTTATTTTCGGGTTTTGATTTTCGGATTTGTGACGATATATCGTAAGAGTTTTAAAAATGAGAGCATGATGGTGCGGATGTTGCGACGGGATTGCCGCGGTTGTTGCTTGGTTTATCGTCACAAAATGGGGTGGATGGTGTGTGCGTGTCAGGTATGGGAGGCTGCGATAGTATGAGTATTTTGGAATTTTCCTTGTTCATGGAACCGGATTCCTTCGGAATTTACTCTTTTCAGCCAAAAATATTTCGTTTGAAAATGAGTAAATTGGAAAGCCAACCCGCGCTGTCTGAATAGCACTACCCGAGAGAATGAGAAGTACATAAAGATGTCGAGAATTGTAACGGATGGAGAGAAGGATGTGAACATCAATAAGGTGATACGGAAAGTATCAAAGAGTGTAGCGATTGAAAAGGGTGGCGCGACGATTGAACATTCATAAGGTCGGTAAGACGGTAAAAACTTTTATGTGTTATGTGTTATGTGTTATGTGTTATGTGTTATGTGTTCAATTTAAAAATATTTTATGAAGTATGTTATTATAAGACTATTAATATAATAAGATTATGCCAAAGGAAGATATTGACTATTCAAATACAATCATTTATAAAATATCATGTAAAGATGAAAATATAAGTGATGTATATGTAGGTCATACTACAAATTTTGTTCAAAGAAAAAATGCTCACAAGATAGCATGTGATAGTAAAAACACACATCTCTATAATTGTAAGCTATATCAGGTAATCAGGAATAATGGTGGCTGGGATAATTGGAGAATGGAAATAATCGATTTTGGTAACTGTAAAAACCTTTATGAAGCAAGAAAGAAAGAACAAGAACATTATGTGTTATTAAATGCGACATTGAATAGTGTTGAACCGCTTCCTACAAAGAAACCTAATAATGTCATATCAGAAGATATTTCTACATCAAAAATTAAACCCAAACTAAAGCCAAAATTTTCATGCGAAAAGTGTGACTTTACATGCTTTAAACAAACCGAGTTTAATCGACATATTGTTACGAACAAGCATATTCGACTACATGACGCTCAAAAAATCTCCGAAATATCCAATACGTATATTTGTAAATGTGGTAAGAAATATATTCATCATTCGAGTCTGGCAAAGCATAAACGAACGTGTGATTCATTACATGTATCATCAAGTGAAACAACCGTAAATCAAAAAGAAAAAGAACCGGAGAATATTGTGATATCCAAAGAAATGTTTATGGAATTATTAAAAGATAATCGAGAGATGATGAAAATAATAAAATCACTGGCAGAAAAATCAAGCATTAGTAATAGCACAATAAACACCAATAGTAATAATAATAACACCAATAACAACAACAATACATTCAACATGAACATGTTCTTGAACGAAAAGTGTAAGGATGCGATGAACATGAAAGACTTTATTGATTCCATCCAATTGAACATGACCGACATGGAGAATATGAACCGTCTTGGCTATGTCGAGGGCATGTCGAATATCTTCATCGACAACCTCCAGAAAACCGACCTATACAAGAGACCTGTCCATTGTAGTGACGTCAAGCGCGAAACCTTATACGTTAAGGAAAACAACCAGTGGGAGCGTGATGGCCCTGACCACGCAAAAATGACGAACGCGGTTCTTGCGGTGGAGCATAAGAATGTGGTCCTCGTGAATGAATGGGCGAAGGCCAACCCACGCTGTCTGAATAGCACAACCCGAGAGAATGAGAAATACATCAAGATGGCCAAGATTGTTACGGATGGAGAGAAGGAGGGGAACATCGATAAGGTGATACGAAAAGTAGCGAAGAGTGTGGCGATTGAAAAGGGTGGCGCGACGATTGAACATTCATAAGGTCGGAATTCCTTCTTTTCCGCCGAAAATATTCGCTTCAAAATTAGAAAAATCCGATGCGTTTGGGAATCAGAATTTTATGTTTCAAGGACAAAACCGCCGAAAATATTCCGTTTGAAAACAGAAAAATCCAAATAAAAATGTCCAAAAATGTCCAATTTAGACCCCCTAATTTTGGACATTTTTGAGCCGTCCAAAAAATGTCCATTTTGCCGTTTGCGCGCCGTCAATTTTAAACATGAAATGCAAAACACCAAAAAATAGGGTTGTGACCATTATGCTGTCAAAACGTATTTTTGACCCTAAAAAACTGTGACTGAACTTTTTTGGGGGGTCGGCGGCCGCCGCCATTCTGAGGGGTTAAAATCGGACATTTATGTATAGGATAGATTTAGGTAAGTTACCCAAAAATATCCACATATGCCTAATAATTTTTTTTGCGAAAAGTGTGACTTTAAATGCTCTAAACAAAGTATTTATAATAAACATTTGGATACAACCAAGCACAAACGAATGGGTAATTATTTATATCCTTACTCGGATATATCCGGTAATACCATATCCTTAGATGTAAATCACCCACATATATGTCAATATTGCTGTAAATCTTATAAATATCTGTCTGGATTATCTCGTCATAAGCGTATGTGTCATAAAAACAATTGTCACGATGATAATACTCTTATGGATGATACTGTTATTGATGATAGTTCTATTGATGATAGTTCTATTGATGATAGTTCTATTGATGATACTGTTATACATGATACAGATATTACTACCGAGTTCAGTGAAGATAAAATATCACAGACAGATAATGTTATTATACGTAAGAGACCAAGAAACAACGAAGAAAAAACGAACAAAAAATTAAAACAACTTATTGCCGAAAATAGTGAGATGAAAATGATGATGTTTCAGATGATGGCAACAAATAGTCAATTTCAATTACAAATGTTGAAACTAATGAATAATTCTCAGGCTCAACTTACAAATCATAATCAGGGACAGCCGCATTCCTCATCTATATATGGTGGTGTTGCTTTGAATGGCGATAATCCCACATTCACCAACAGCACCACCAATAACAACAACAATACCTTCAACATGAACATGTTCTTGAACGAGAAGTGTAAGGATGCGATGAACATGAAAGACTTTATTGATTCAATCCAGTTGAACATGACCGACATGGAGAATATGAACCGTCTTGGCTATGTCGAGGGCATGTCGAATATCTTCATCGACAACCTCCAGAAAACCGACCTATACAAGCGACCTGTCCATTGTAGCGATGTTAAGCGCGAGACCTTATACGTCAAGGAAAACAACCAGTGGGAACGCGATGGCCCTGACCACGCAAAAATGACGAACGCGGTTCTTGCGGTGGAGCATAAGAATGTGGTCCTTGTGAATGAATGGGCGAAGGCCAACCCGCGCTGTCTGAATAGCAGCACCCGAGAGAATGACAAATACATTAAGATGGCCAAGATTGTTACGGATGGAGAGAAGGAGGGGAATATTGATAAGGTGATACGGAAAGTAGCGAAGAGTGTGGCGATTGAAAAGGGAGGCGCGACGATTGAAAATTCATAAGGTCGGAATTCCTTCTTTTCCGCCAAAAATATTCGCTTCAATATTATAAAAATCCGATGCGTTTGGGAATCAGAATTTTATGTTTCAAGGACAAAACCGCCGAAAATATTCCGTTTGAAAACGAGTAAATTGGAAAGTTTGGATTCTTGGGAGTTGGAAAATTATGTTTCAAGGACAAAACCGCCGAAAATATTTCGTTCAAAACCGCCGAAGGCAAGAATAAACGAAGGATTTAGACCCCCTATTTTTGGACATTTTTCTGGACATCCAAAAATGTCCATTTTGCCCTTTACGCGCCGTCAATTTTAAACATGAAATGCAAAACACCAAAAAATGGGTTTGTGACCATTATGCTCTCAAAACGTATTTTCGACCCTAAAAAACTGTGACTGAACTTTTTTGGGGGGGTCGGCGGCTGCCGCCATTTTGAGGGGTTAAAATCGGACATTTATGTATAGGATAGATAAGATTCCTATAAGATTCTTATAAGATTATTTTATAAGATTTAGGATAGATAAGATTCCTATAAGATTCTTATAAGATTATGCCCAAAACATATATTGATTATTCCAATACTATTATTTACAAAATATCATGTAAAAATGAAACGATTAGTGACGTGTATGTAGGATATACCACTAATTTTGTCCAGAGGAAATATGCTCATAAGGTTTGTTGCACAAACAATACAACTAACACAAGCAATTGTAAGTTGTATCAAGTGATAAGAAATAATGGTGGCTGGGATAACTGGAAAATGGAAATAATCGACGTTATTACCTGTAATGACATGTATGATGCGAAAAAGAAAGAACAAGAGTATGTGGTATTATTACAAGCCAACTTAAATAGTGTTGAACCGCTACCTCACCCTCGAAGAACAAATTATCGTTTTTATTGTGAAAAGTGTAACTTCAAATGCTCTAAACAAAGTATATATAACAAGCATTTAGATACAACAAAGCATCAACAAGATAAATCGATATCAAGCACAATCAACTATGAAACGAACACCGAGGCAGACCCAGACCCCGAACCAGAAAAATATACACTGGATGAAACATCCCAGCCAATAACACGTGATGAATATAATAACATTTTACATTTATTACTCGATTTGAAACACAAAGATAAATCAACAAATGAAGAATATAACGACGATAATGATATATATCCGAAACAAAATATTAAGATATCTTTGGCTGAGACATCACAGTTGATGAGTGATAATAATATACAAAATAAACTAATACTTGAACTAATCAAATCAAACACTCAATTACAAAACCAAATGTATGAAATATGTAAGTCATCACAAGCATTAACAACGAATAATATTACCGCATCTACAATACATGATAATTCCACTACTACTAACAGCACCACCAACAGCAACAACAATACCTTCAACATGAATATGTTCTTGAACGAAAAGTGTAAGGACGCAATGAACATGAAGGATTTTGTGAATTCAATCCAGTTGAACATGACCGACATGGAGAATATGAACAGGCTTGGCTATGTCGAGGGCATGTCGAATATATTTATCAATAACCTCCAGAAAACCGACCTATACAAGCGACCGGTCCATTGCAGTGACGTCAAGCGCGAAACCTTATACGTCAAGGAAAACAACCAGTGGGAACGCGATGGCCCTGACCACGCAAAAATGACAAACGCGGTTCTTGCGGTGGAGCACAAGAATGTGGTCCTCGTGAATGAATGGGCGAAGGCCAACCCGCGCTGTCTGAATAGCACTACCCGAGAGAATGATAAATACATCAAGATGTCAAAGATTGTAACGGATGGTGAAAAGGAGGGGAACATCGATAAGGTGATACGGAAAGTAGCAAAGAGCGTGGCGATTGAAAAGGGTGGCACGACGATTGAAAATTCATAAAAATACATAAAAACAATCGCGGTGATTACTATAAATTACGCCCGCACCGAGACCCACCGCATCTGTGATGACCGACGAAACCGACACCACCCCCGCCAAAGTCGCGATTCCAAAAGAAACAGTCACGCGCCTTCTTCGTGATATTCGCGATGTAATGACCGACCCTACCTTACGTGAATGCGGTATTATCTATCGCCATAGTGAGACCGACCTTCTTACCGGATATGCGTGTATCGTGGGTCCAGCCGACACCCTTTACTTCGGAGGCTACTACTTCTACCTCTTTAAATTCCCTACGAATTATCCACATTCACCACCTGTTGTCAGTTTTATTACAAATACCGGAAATATACGGTTCCACCCCAATTTTTATGCCAACAAGAAGGTCTGTGTTTCAATCGTGAATACATGGCGAGGCGAGCAATGGTCCGGATGTCAAAATATTCGGTCAGTTTTAATGACATTTCAGTCGTTGCTTGATAAAGAGCCCCTTCTTCATGAACCGGGAATTCGTAAAGAGCACAGCGATTTTGTGTCCTATCACATGATGGTTGAATACTATAACTACAAATACGCATGCTTGACATTAATGAAGGAACTTACGACACATGTCACGATAGAACCGGCACTTGTAGCCGACTTCACGGAGTTTATGAATGTCACATTTCGAGAGAATAAGGGGCGTATTCGAGAGATTTTGGTAGAACGAATGAAACGATACCCCGACCGTAAGTCCATATTTGTAGGTTTGTATGGCGGAATACATACCACGATCGAATATGCTACGGTAATGAAGGATTACGACACGCTGGTCGCTACCGAATAAGATAAGTATTTTATATGATACACTCATGCCTTAAATTGAAATTAAATAAATGTATCTACAATATACATAGTAGTCTCGATTCTCGAAATTTAAGAGATGCATTTCTGTTCTGTATGTGCCAACATGTATTATATCAGTATTACTCCCGAAAATGAACTTCAGTATTACTGCCGGAACTGCGGGAATATCGACGATACGATTGCGGCGGATAACATTTGTGTCTCGAAAGTCAATATAAAACATACGACGACCCAACAATCATTCTCTCAGGTTGTGAATAAATATACGAAGTTTGATCCGACATTGCCTCGTATTCATACAATTCGCTGCCCGAATGATGAATGTTCCAGTAATGCGGGCGCGGGTGCGGCAGGCGCGGGAGAAAAGAAGAAATCGAAAAATGAAATCATATACGTCCGTTATGATGACACAAATCTCAGATATGTCTATTTATGTACCAAATGCGACAAAGTGTGGAATACAGAACAACAATAAATTGAAACATAATAAAGTGTGAATAATATATATATACACTTTATGATGTCAAGTGGAATTCCGAGTTTGCCTAAGAAACAGTTGTTGCGCGGTGAAGGAGTCGATGCCGATTCCGATAATGAAGATGCCCCAGTTATTCAAGAAGAAGAAGATGAATCCGATGCGGAGTCGGCCGCTGCGGGTTCGGAAATGAACGAAGATACGGATGACGACGATACGACAGCTGGAACGCTTACATCGGGCGAAGAAGATGAAAGTGACGATGAGAATGGAGGAGGAGCAGCTGGATCAGGAGCCGGAGCAACCGGAAATGATAGTGGCGATGAAGACAACGCCGACGCAGATGAAGATGATGATGACGCAGCAGCCGCAGCAAAAAAGAAGAAAAAGCGAGCTGGGCCTGCGGCGACATCCCGACGTAAAAAAAACATGGAAGACGATATGACTCTACTTGGCGTTCCTCATGGAATTCAGTTTGATGACGACGAAGAAGATGATGAAAGTTCCGACGAAGATATAGAATATTTTCAGAAATTGAAGCGGAGTGTTCATGAAAGTTATATCGATACCTATCATCCGGAGTCGATGTCCCACAATTATGACGAAATTCAAACACTTGCGCGAGTGGTTCGGAATAGCGCCGGCGTCATCGTGGATGACTTACATCGCACAATTCCGATTATGACAAAGTATGAAAAAACGAGAATATTGGGTCAGCGTGCCAAACAACTGAACGAAGGGGCGCCCGCATTCATCAAAATCGATTCTACGGTGATTGATGGTTACTTGATCGCGGTGAAAGAACTGGAACAGAAGAAGACGCCCTTCATCATTCGTCGTCCTTTACCAAATGGCGGTTCTGAATATTGGCGAGTCCAAGATTTAGAGATATTGTAATCCTATCAGTAGTTATCAAACATAAAGTTGGGGTCGCCGGTAATCACACGGAGAGCTTGTGTAGTGTAGGATCGTTCTATGGCGTCGGCTTCATAATAGTTCCAGTAAAAGTCTTGAAGTGTGAGGTCAGAACGCTTACCAGATTTGACCATGACATTCGTGAAGTGTGTTATCGTGCAATAATACAGCTTGGTTGGATAATCGTTTTTTACAAATACACCTTTGCTGTTAAGATGGGCGTATTCGGGCCTTTTTTCTTGGATGAGGTACGTTTTTCCTACCCGAAGGTCGGACGGAGCAACAAGTCGGAGAGGTCGCATCAAGTGTGTGTCTGTGTGTGTGTGTCTGTGTGTAAATAGTAATCAAACAGAATCAATTTTATGTCTAGTCGCTGTAATAATTCGCAGGTATTATACCCACATAAGGCTTGAATTTGGGGCGTTTATAGAAGCTATCGATAGAAGAACCGGATGATGAATTCGACATTGGTGATAGAGGATTTGAAAGGTCGTCGAATGAATACGGGCTTCTATCTCCTATCCCTAGACCGACGCTTTCGCTACTGCTACTATTTTCGCCGTCTTTCACATTTTTCTCCGCAAAGCAGCAACCTCCACTACGACACCAAAAGCAGCATTTGAAGTAATTTTGTAATGTAGTAAAAAAATTGTCTGTCGCCATCTTTTTACTATACCGATGTATTATCCATTTATTATATTTATTTATTAACATTTCCACCGCTTTCCGCATTCCAAGCATGTGACGAATGTCGTCATTGGTTCATCTGCCGAACGAGTTTGAAGCTGGTAATATGTGCATTTCTTGGATTTACACTTGTTACATGTGAAATTGTCGGTTGAAGCCTCGATATTCGGTTCATACTTTTGCTTGTCGCGTATTTTCTTGTCGTCGATAAGCTTTTTCCATTTCTCAGGGCAAATCTCTTGATGCGTCATGAATGCGATTTCTTGTGATTTGATATTGGCTGACAGAACCGCACTCGCCACATCTGGTTTCTTTAAATTGATATACACCGAACGTAGGCGGTCAATATAAAGCGTCACGAAAAACGTGTTCGACCACTTTTTCACAATATTGTTCTTTGACGCATGTTGAATCGCCCAGTTGAATATACCTTTCTCGATATTCGTGGAGAAAGTTTCGATGTCGTCGCCTCCGCTACCGCCATCGCCATCGCCATGAGTATGTAATAGAGCCGCAATCCGTTTTCGTATTTCAGCCCGGAACTGGTCGGGGTAAGCAATCGTCTCAATATTCGACATCTTGTATAGTATAATGTAGAATAGATTTCTTTATTCAATTTTTTAGAGATATTCTTCTTCGCTTAATTCCTTTTCACTTTCTTGTTCCGATGGGGGTTCTTCCGCCTGTTTTTTTGTTCTTTTCGTGGGTTTTTTACTGGATGTCGCTGCCGCCGCCGCCTTTGAATGCGCTGGTTTTTTCTTCACATTTTTCTCGATTACGTGTTTTTTTTGAGTGGCATCCGCATCCGCATCTGCCGCATCAGAATCATTCGGGGATTCGGAAGGAGGTGTTACAGATTCTGTATCGGTTTCCGTAACAAATTCACTTTCTTCTGTTGATTCTGATTTGTTTTTTTTCCTTCCACCCGCCTTTGATTTACGACTTCTATGTCCAGGTCGCTCATCACTATCATCATCTACGACGAATCCATCTTTAAAATATCCGTTCAAGGTTTTATGATGAGCGGGCACCAAATCCAATTCATCGATTTCATTTTCGTCTTCGACAGCCGTTGTAGCAAGGTCTTCAAACCCGCCGAACAAACGCTCGTAGATGACATTCCAGATATCAACGGTTAGATTGACTGCGTGTTCTTTATCAACACGCGCGACAAGAGCGATATTTCCATAAAAGATAATTTCATCCACCGGCGGGGGCATTTCATACTTGTTTTCATTCCCGGCGCGTCCATCTGTTTTTGCCCAGACATCGACGTAGATATACTTTGGAATGTGTTCATCGGAGGTTCCGGTTCCGTCACTGAAACTGAATTTCTTCTTATTCTTGTATTTATACGTATGATAACAACCGAACCCATCCGGATTACGATAACCGCATTTTTTGGAAAGTAATAGTGTGAGTTCTTCTAATGTCGTTTCACTACTTGGCGGCTCAACCGACACTTCTGATAGCGTGCCAGTTTTTGAAATAATCACGATTGTCGTTGTGTTTTTTTTGATAGCCATGATAATTTCGATCGTTGGATTGAACGGGTGGGTGTATAATACTATCAATATATTTCTATATTGTTTATGAATCATGCTGTTTATGAATGACGACGATGTTATGGATGATACAGATATAAACATACGTCATGCGGTATATATAGTATGGCAACGGGCATGGCGAATACAGCAAGCACAGTCCGACATCAACGAAAAAATCAAAATGCGCGACAAGCAACCATGATATCCGGATTAAGCACCATTTATCGCAATCAAAGCATGACTCATTCGATACAAACGCATCAACAATCCGAACCACGTATTTTTATGCTTGATATAACGTTGGAAGAGATGAATAAGATGTATGCTAAAATTCACGCAATCATCGAAAAGGGGCGTTTGCGACCGAAAGGAACAGAAGTATTTTTCGTATATAAAAAACGAGAACACTTGATATTTAGTGATGACGCCATATATGAAATCAAACGCGGGTCTGGTCCTGCATCGGCATTAGCACCGCCAGTTCTTTCCGAACGAATACCTGTTGACGGCGATGTTACAACCGTTGAACTATCGGTCATGTCGGCGTCTGACGAACCTATAAGAGTGGAGAATTCAATCCCATTATTGGTAGATGAGAGTTATTATAAATTTATGAATCAAAATACCGCGACCGCGACGTCTTGGTATATTTCCCCTAATCATATCGTAAATCAATACACGAAAATAGTTGTAAAATTACATCCGAAAGCGATGACATCTTTTGTTTTTATGATGAATGAAAATGAAACAGAAGTGCTTGATTTTTATTTTATTACAGAAAACGGGATTATTCAAAATAGCAAGGACAAAATCACGAAAACATGTAGAGATGATATTATATCGTTTATCGACCACTTCAAATTATGTTCGTAATATACACATGAATACAATATAACCTAATCGTAATGTTGTGGTTTATTCAAAATATTCTTTTTTCGATTAGTCTTATCGTAGTTATACATTATTTGTACATCTATTTTGAAACAACACTGACTGCGCCGAAAGTAAAAGATCTTATCCACTGTCCAAAACAAAAATATAAATCATTATTTGATACAATCAACAAGAATTTAGACAATCATGATTCACAAAAAGTTCGGGGTTTAGGAGATGATTCAGGTGTTGGTGGGAGAGGCGCCGATGACGGAACAGAAGTTGGTCTTTTACCGAAAAACCATGAATCAACCAATTCGATACACGGCAGCGGAGGCGGATGCGGCGGTGGCAGAAGCGATGATCGTTCTACGATGAAAACTGATTTGAAGGCATTTTTACGTGGCATCGGATTAAAATCGAAATCAAATACCGAGACATTATTTCGCGCGAGCTATGAAACGAGTTAAAGCTATATCGTGATATCGTAATATAGTTATATACTCCGCAAATCATGTCATCGTATCGGAACTACAACCGCTCACGTGAGCAAGAAAATAAACATCCCGCACGTATATTACATCGAACAGAATCCGATGAATTACTATCGAATTTTCCGCTTACGAGACTTTCTTATGAAGTGTCTATTCATAAGAACGACACACAATATGCTGCGGTCAAAAATCCAAATCATTATACATATTTTATTCTTCCGAAGGGCAAACGTTGTTTCGCATGGGCCACCGAATGGCGCCGCAAGCGAATCGTAGTAATGATTGATATTCAGCGGCCAAACTATCGAAATGGCGGCGGTGGTGGCGGTGGCACAAACGGCGGATATGACTACGACCGACCTTTCATCCGTAAATTTTATCAAGAAAATGGATGGTATCCTGGAAAAGTAACGATGTATGATGCGTGTTTTGACCGCGAGCTCGTATATGGCACAGTATTTGGCGGTGTGATGTTTCGTAACCCTACAACCGATTCGCCCTTATTTTCAATCCATACGATTTACTGGTATAAGGGTAACCCTATCCCGCCTCTTTCAGGTCTTCAACACATCGCATTATGCGAAGAATTATTTAGCAAAGATAATATTCGACAGGTGGCTTATACGAAGGAAAATAGTGTAATATTTGGGTTGCCGGTGTTATGTAATACCGAACAGAACGCCGAACGTATTGCTGCGACGCTTCCATATGAGGTGTTTTCTATTCAATATCACTCGATTCGAACGACCCAAATATTCCAGATATTGATACGCGGTGATAATGACTGTGCGATTCCTTCAACGCGGTCGGCACCCATCAAACAGCCGTCTCTATCACAGGTACCGGTCATTCCTTCTCATTCTACGAACCACAACACGCCGACCCCTACGACGCTGCCACCATCCACACCCACGCCCACATCTAATATGAAACGATGGTTTGTCTCTCCTTCCGATGATATGCTTACCAATATTCAAGCTGTATTTATTGTTCGTCCAAATATACAAAATGATATTTATGAATTGTTCGTCATGCCGGATGCGTCAAGAAGCGGCGGCGGCGAACCCCTTTTTCATAATTTTGCTCTCATTCCGACATTTAAAACCAGCGTATTCATGAACCGTCTCTTTCGCAATATTTGTGAAAATGAACGTCTTGATACGATGGAAGAAAGTGAGGATGAAGCCGAGTTCGAGAATACTGAACCCGACAAATATGTTACACTATCAAAAGAGTATATTATGACATGTCGGTTCAATAAACGATTTTGTAAGTGGGTTCCGGTTGAAATCGCTACGAAAAAAGATGTTATCACACGGCAGCAAGTGAAACAGCATGAGATGCGTTATCTGTCATGGCATAATCGTATGAAATAAGTATAAATGGATTACGCTAGATTAGTATAGCATACCGACCGACCGACCCACCGACCGACCGAGCGCAATAATGAAACCACCTGCTTATTCAACGTCTATGTCATTTCATCGTATGTTTTCACCACACTCCGATGTATTGCGAGTATGGCGACAACAACTTCCTCTGATTCGCCCATGTTACGCATTATCAAACGCATCAACGCATCAAACCATCGCATTCATGCGCGAACATCGTATTCCGATGCTGTGTCAAACACCTGGACAGTCTAGTGCAGCGAATGACTACACACTTACAATCGAAAATAAACGTTTTGGTGGGAATGAATATATTGCGCGGAAAATACGCGACACCAGAAGGAATGACGGGCGCGTTCAAGAATGGTCGGCACCGTATTGGGTTTATACCCGAATATCACATGACGGAGTTGAACATTCACGTAAAATGTTTGAGCATATATGGGCACATAAGCATATACTGAAAGGCATGGTGTTTGATATTCATAATTTTTCGGGTTCGTCGCACGGTTCGGTGTCGTCGCCGATTTATAGCTACAAAATCGCACTTGACTACGTATTACGTAACATCGTTCGCCCATTTGAACGCGATTATGGTTTCATGACACCGTGTATTATGATGGATGGACGGCGACATATTACACGTATTGAGCATTTAGAAGTGTTACGCTCGTGTATTGAACCGGTGATTTCCGTATCAACAGGAACAGGGACAGGGACAGGAACCGGTTCAGGAACAGATTTTCAGTTGATTGTTGATGATTTATTCGACCGTTGGTCGCCGACTGCGTAGTTGTAATTTATTATATGTTATATAATATATATCACGTATCGTTGTCAATTCGCAAATATATGTCGTCAGAGGAACCTCTTCAAGGCGGTGGCGCCAAGCGTAAAATCATGCTGAAAGACCACCACATGAATCTTCAACCTTCCGCACCCATCAGCGGACAGAAAATCAAACGCGTCAAGCCTTTTACAATAAAAGACCCGTCCAAGTATTTAGAGCGGTTGCGTTCATCTCCTTGTCGGTCGAAATCGCAGAAGAAGTGTGACAGCAAAAAACTTCGCAAGAGCTGTAAGTATGCTCGTGGTGCGAAGCGTTCCTTCTGCCGCAGGCGCACGAACAAGAACTACCGGTCGTAAATGAGAATTCATACCAATTGTATCATACTAATAATATCACATTATATCATAGAATATAATGTCATATTTGCGTTCAAATCCTCTCGCCGAGCATAACTCCGGCATCGCGTTGTCTAGCAAAGATATCCCGCAAAACGGAACCGGTAATATGTATGACGGTCAAGGCGGTCGTGCGTTCGTTCAAGGTGGCGGTGGTATGAGTCAGTTTCATTCATTTAATCCTGGTGCCAACGATGCCGACTCTGCTCATGCGCGTGGTTCATACGCGCCAGTAACTGTTGGAATAAATTCGGTTGCGACGGGTGGCGGTTCTACACGCCGAAAGAAAAATTCCAAGAAGTCGGCGTCGGCATCGGCGTCGCGGCGTCGTCGTCGTGTCACGAAATCTAAGAAGTGTAAGTGTGATATCATTATTGGCGTTGGCGGTGTTCGTCGCCATAGTAGGTCATGTAAGCATAAATACTGTAAAAAAACGAAGAGTATAAGGCGTCGTGTGAGCCAACAAGGCGGCAACGGTAGTTTCGCGAATGCCGCATATTCGATTGGTGGGGCGCAAACAGAAGTCACACCATCCACGACGGCCTTAGCTAATCCTGCGCCACATACTGCTTACAATAGTTGTCATCCGGTCGTGTAATTTATTTGTAAATTTTATATCCTTCTAACATTTCTTGGTAACAACGCCGAACACTATTTTCTGGCGTCTTGATCCTGACCCAATGATCCGGTGCGAAATGTCTAACATAGAAATATAGTTTTTGCCGTCCCCTCGGCCCGCACCATATATCCAAATCTTGTTTGCTTCGTATATTCTCCTCTGAAAATATTAAACAAGTTGCTTGTGTAATATTCATTTTTCGTTTTGTAGTAACTTAGGTATTGTAATACGATAATCACAGTTTAATGTTTTCAATTTTTTCACTCAACTAACTGAATCAAGCATTTCCCATTCGTTTTCGGAATGGTTGATTTCATCCTCGATTTTGCGCTTACTTCTGTCGTGACCGAGAGATTTCCCGTCTCTTCATCGATTTCAATAATATCCGCATCCGCCAACGCGGCTTCATAGTCTTCTTCCTTCGCACTTGATTTTGCGTTCTTCGCGGCGGCAGCGGTCGGCGGCTGGTATTTCACCGTCCAGGCGTTCTTGTAATACCCCTCCGTGTCCGTCATAATAATACGGTATTTCTGTTTAATATAATAGGTCTGTCGTTTCAGCCACTGGCTCCGGAATACATCCTGAGGGTCGATAATATCGATGACAAGAGGTGCGGCATGTTTTACGCGCAGAATCCGTCCTACTGACTGACATACATCTGTTTTCGGCGAAGCCATAATCAGCGTCGTCAGCGTCTTGATATCCAACCCCTCCGACGCCATCGCATATGTCGCAATAATAACCTTCTTGCTCTCACTCAGTTTTAGCGCCGCCTCTTTCATTCCGCCCACATAATACCCCACCGTCGCAATCTTCCGGTGTTCAATTGCGTCATGAAAATACTCTAACAACGACCGATTATGTGCCAATATCATCACTTGTTGATCCGGATTCGTCTTCAACTCATTCTGTAAAACGTCCAATATGAATTCGCTGCGCCGGTTATAATTACACACCTTCGAAATCATCGTGCTGAATTTTGGATTGCCGCGATAGTCATATTCCGTTTCGTTGAATTCCGCGTCATCCACCTTATATTGAATTCCCTTCACAATCACGGCATGGCTCGTCGTGTCGTTTTTCTCCTTATGAACAACATCACCCAAGAAATATTTGAATACTTTTGTAAGCCCGTCTTTGCGGACCATCGTTCCAGATAATCCCAAAGTATATTTCGTGACAACCTTCATCATACAGCGGCAAAATACTTCCGCCGACATGTGATGACATTCGTCATAGACCGAGAGACCAAACGTGTCAAATAAATCTCTCGGATACTCCTTCATCGAAAGTGATTGAAGCATTCCGATGACGATATCTTTATCATCAATATCTACGATTTGTCCTTGTATCATTCCAACTCGCGCTGCTGGCAAGAACTGTTGAATTCTCTCGATCCACTGATTCAAAAGGAAGCTTTTATGAACGATGACGAGAGTTTTCATGCGAAGCCGAGAGATGATATTTAGCGCCATGACGGTCTTCCCCTTCCCTGGATCTACATCGAGAAGCCCGCCACCGCCCATTCCTGCGTTATCGGGCCGTGTCACCTGATGAATATATTTATCAACAATCACGTTCTGGTATTCACGCATCTCTCCGGCAAATACGAGAGAATCACTCACGCTGGTGCCAGGGGGGATTCGCGTTTCTTCTGGTGGGCCGTATATTTTTGTTCCATAAAACCGAGGAATATATATCTTTTTTGAGCATTCGCGATATATCGGGAATTTAGGAGGTTGGACTGGTGCTTTAGGAACATATGCTCCGACGGTGAGTTCTTCTCTCAGAAGTTTCAAATCGTCGGCTTCCAAGCATTCTTTGAGTAGTGTATAACCACGCGGGCCATAGTAAGACGCAGGGGCGGCCGATGCGGGGTCTGACATGTCGATTGTTTCGTCCGTTTATTTATCGGTCTGTGTAGTTATGAAAATGAATGTTCGAGAGATTTCAATTCTATCGGGTATTAGTTTTACAACAACGTATTCAATAATAATAGTAATAATATATATTCTCTACTATAAATAACATTCTATCTCTTTTATATATAACAAGCAAATATGGATACTTTTCGCACATTAATGCGTCAAGAAAAACAACATGAGATGGTTATCTTTGTTTTATTGATTTTGTATATTGTTTTCACGCCATCTGTTCCTCCTGCTCTCGCCCAGTATGCTGAAAGCACGATGGGTCAGGTCGTTGTTGTCATTCTGGCGATCACCCTCTTTTTAAGCACAAACCCGGTTGTCGGCATTTTAGGATTTTTAGCCGCTTATGAATTTATTCGTAGGTCTAGCCGTGTAACTGGTGTTTATGGAATTGAGACCTTTTCACCAACGGAACAGAAGAAACAGGAAGTGATGACTGCGATGAACCCTGCGCCGGTGAAGACTCTTGAAGAGGAGTTGGTGGATAACTTGGTAGTCATCTCTCCGAATGATGAGAATACCGGTCTCTCGGATGGCGGTTCATTCCAGCCAGTTCTTGGCGAGCTCCATGGCGCGGTGGAGCCTGATTATACCGGTCCGATTTAGAGAGTACGCACACACCACACACCACACACACCACACACCACACACCACACACACCACACCACACACCAACCCTTGATACATACGTTACGATTCATCGGTCGTATGTATCAAAGACAACCTGATACTAATATAAGAAAATGAATGCTTCTACCAATACGTCTCGAAGTTATTCAAAGGCCCACGTCCGCCACCTCCGCCGCGACTACCACCGCCCCGTTGTCCAGCTACTTCACCAGCAGCACTCACACGGTTGCCAATCCGATTAAAGACGAATCGAAACATGTAAAAGAGTATTGCCGCGATGACGAGACCCACCAATGTCCCGATAAGCGTTCTAAAAATATCGTTTTGTAAAATCGCATCCCAACTCAACCCAAATTTGCTGAGGTCGAGTTCTGCGAGACTACCAAGCTCGCCATTATTCGCGGATTGCTGATATAATACGGTGCCGTCTTCTCCCGTTGGATTACATTTGATATAGATATCACCGCCACCCTTCGCGTTGTTGGCGCCACGTTTGTTATAGTAATACATGTTTTTCGGCATTCTATTTTCGCTAATGGGGCCAGTTTTGGTGATGGCGGAATCACGCGACGAATCGGTCAAACTCGCCAACGAATCGCGAAACACCAAAATCGCGTCCTTTTTATGATAAACGATGTAATTATAAACACCTGTATGCTGTGGTAATAAATGGCGCCCGACATACGTGAAGAACCCCTCTTTCGGAATAAGGTTGCCTAAATTGAAATTATTCACATCAGAAATATATTTGCCTCCACTGCTTGATCGACTTGGCAGATTCTGTAATATCGTATTCATGATGTCAGAACTTTGCTTGCCAGTACCGTTGCCAATATTAATAGGAATACTCACGATTAAGTTACGCCCATCTGCGCTAGAATGATATGCGAGTATTTCCGCATCGGCTAGAGCCCCGTCATAGCGATGTAATGATGGTTGATAAATATGGATATGTTCGACTTTGTAATCCACGCCGTTGTATCTCGCTGGATAAATCCCGCCGCTACCACTATCATACGGAATACGTAGATGCGAACCTTTGTGGAACACATTACATGTGCTTGTGTTATATTGATAGGAATAACTACACGTGGATGAACACGCGCGGTCTTCTTTTCGCATAATATCTGATGTTAGATTGACTGGCGCATCACGAGACATATTGAATTTATTTATTTACTTACGTTGTGTATTTCTATATATAATATTATATATAAATTATGTATAGATGAAATTATCACGTAATAAGATACGAAAAATACGTAAGCAACAACATCAGAGTGTTCGAAAATGGAAAAAAGCACAACAGTCATCCGCTTCATTTAGACAAAGTCGTCGGTATCGTCGTAGCAGCAGGAGCGGTAGCGGCGTTTATGTAGATCGACCAAAACTTATGAATCGAACGTTGAAAAAGTATATTTCTGATTATGAATTACGTGAATTAAAGGAGAAAATGCGTAGGGAAAAACGAAAGAGGCGACAAAAGCGGCGGCTTCATGAGCAGCAGCAGCAGGTTGGTGGTGAAAAGGATGGTGTTACGTTTCCGCCGGAATTATTACAAGCAGCGGTTAATGTAGCTACGACAGCGGCGGTTAAAATCGTGTTGGAACAACAAGAACAACAAAAACAACAACAACAATCGAAACAAACGCCCTTAGATATAGTGAAACCCGATGGCCAAAACTCACCCATCACTTCTGAAACGAATTCAAATGTTGTTCCGGGTACAGAAACCGGATCCGCACCCGAATCCGCACCCGAATCCGATTCTGGGTCAAGTGCTACCACGGGTGATGCTCATGCACCTGATGCCAAAAAATCGGATGGCACCAAAAAACCGCCGTTTCAGTTAGGCCCCGAAATCGAAGGAGATATAAGCATCGGCATGGAAGAATTTGAATGTACAGATGAAAAAGACCACAAAGTATCGAAACTGGTAAGCTTTTTAATCGAAAAAGGATTGCCGTATTATATTCAAATTCAACTTAAATCTGGCGATAAGCCTTTACAAAAAAATGATGCGAGTGTATTCGACTTACGCCGTATATTGTACGGTAAATTCGCACAGAACATCAAAAATATAAATGAAAAAAAACGAGGACTGTATTTGGAAGCAAAAAATACGGTTGGTGTTGCGAATAGCGAATTATATGGCAGCAGCGAACCCGGAATCTTCATTTATACCGGTGAAAAAGGCCAGATATTGAAAGATTCAAAAGACAATTCGATTCAAGTGCGACTATTACAATCTGACCCAGACGCTGCACCGATGCCGTCACTTACGGATTCCAAACGTTTGTATAAACTCAAAGGAAAGGGTACTGATACTAAGCCGGCTTCTATTGATACGATAAAATTATTGACAACGCTCGACAAAGCCAACAAAATCGACATGTCGGAGTTCAGGCTACAAATCGCCCCGATGACGGAGGCAGAGTTGAAGAAGGACGCACAAAATATGGCTGCTTCAAACGGCGAAGACCCACAAGTAAAGAAGGTCGTTGATGAAGCAAATACCTACATCGTGAATCTTAGTCTAGGATGTAAGGTTGTTTCGATCCGAACTCTTAAAAAATCTCTAGAGAAGGCGCGTTTAAGTCTTGAAGATGAGAAGGATCCGATCAAACAATCCGCGCTAAATATTCTACTGATGCTAACTTCTTTATTACAGAACCCTGAGTTTGCAAAGTCCGACGGATATGATGATTTTAAAGATAAGGTCTTTGACTACTCGTATAAAATTGGGGGTTCCGAGAGATTGTATGGATTTACGCAATTGAAAACATTCTTCGACGATAAAAAAGACGTACTACCGCCGCGCGTGACAAAGGAATTCCTCAAATTGTTGAATTTATTAGGTCATGGTTCAGCTGGAGCCAACGGAGATTGCTTGCGTTTTGATGGTGCTTCTCCATCGTTTTATGAGCTTTCACGCAGTCGCACATATGAAAAGGATGGAAAAATTATAACACAAAAAGTAGAAACGTTGGAGAACACGTCGAATATGAATGGTTTTATGAAGCAGTTATCGAAAATTGGAGAGTCGCCTGTCGAAGGCGAAGGCAAAGGCGAAGGCAAAGGCAAAGGCGAAGGCAAAGGCGAAGGCAAAGGCGAAGGCAAAGGCGAAGGCGAGGCCAAGAGCGAAAGTGAAGGAAATAATGAAGGCGAGGGTAAAGAAGTTTCATCGACCAAAGCAGGTGAAGGTGCCGGTGAAGTCGCGAAAAAATCTGACGAATCAAATGCGGTAACAGGAGAAGGAACTGCGAAAAGTACAGAAGCTTCTGCCGCCACTACTGCCGCCGATACTGCCGCTGCCACTACTACTGCCGCTACTACTCCCGCTGCGAATTCAAATCTACAACCTTTGACGAAAGACCAAATCAAAGAGGTTGATGCGATTGATTCACTAGGTATTCCATATCATGCGTATGTAATACGAAAATTTATATTCGATGACAAGTCCAACGACTTAAAGAATATAAATCTAGTTCATTTTATGGGCTGGGGAACCGGAAGCGATGAATATATACCGGAACCAGAATCAGCAAAGCGAATATTCAATAGAGGAGAAAATACAAAAATAACACCAAAGACTGGTTCATACACATCCCTTGATGATACACCCGACAAGGTTATGAAGTTATACGAGAAGGAAGACATGGCGAAACTTGAAGAAAAGGCAAGGAAAAAAGCGGAAGAATACAAAGAACATGAAAAGGATCTAGAATACAGCAGAAAACTAGCTGCTGAGGTCGCAGCGACAACAGCAGCCACACAAGTAGTTGCTCAACAAGTAAAAAATAAAAAATAAAAAAATAAATAACTACAAAAATGTTCAAAACGGCAAATATCGTAATGAAGCACTATCATACGCGGTGACACGGAAGGCATCGTTGTAACCTTCAACATACACCATGTCGCCGGTGCTCACATTATTACAGCCATATTCGTTTGTTCCGCTTTTTCCATTCACAATCACCGGTAATTTAATTGCGTTGTTTTTGTCGCTAAGTGTATAAAACTGCCACTTGTCGCGGTTTGTGAATAAAGGGCGTCCAATCAAAGGAAGAATCGTCTCTTGTGAAGATGTAGAGGATGGAACGTTGCCGCTGCCACCGCTACCGTTGCCGCGCGTAAGAATACCAACTTGGCGATAGGTTGTATCCACCGAACGAGTTGGAACATTTACTCGAATGCCGCCGCCACCACCACCGCCGCCATAACTATCCATTCCGCCGTAATGGATTGTTTCAACACCGCCACGAATATCATAAATCGGTCGGGTTGCACCGACTGAATTGTCGCGAAGAGGCGGCACATATGGATTTAATAATACATCTTGGTTTGACGAAGGACCGCCGATACCGAAATCTAATGAATCAGCTAATGGATCTGATGACGCAATCAATACTGGCCCAGTATGACCGTAGTGAGTGTGGGCGTGGCCGCTACGATGACCGAAAAAATAAGAATGCGCATAAATTCCGACAACAACTATAATCACCGCGAATATCACTAACGTGACATTTTCAAAACAAAGCACCCCAGGCGGACATCTACGAGCCATACGAATAAGTATTCAAATAAATAATAATATCAAACGCGATAAGCTTGTTATTATTATAACATTTTATTTATTATTTCATTATTTTGAATACTAATTATAATATAAAACAAACTGTTGTTATTGAAATATATAACATGGCATCCATCGAACAAGAACAGTCCATCGCCGATTTTGTGTCAGGTTTAGTAAGCGTGATTATACCATCATATAATCGTTATGTATTGCTAAATCATTCCATTCGAAGTGTGCTCGCAAATACATATAAGAATGTCGAAGTCATCGTAATTAACGACTGTTCAACCGACCAACAATATTATTCTGGTGAGCTTGAAAAGTATGAAAAAACGACGGTTATTCATTTACCAGAGAATATGCGTGTGAAACATAAAGTCCCTGCGGCGCAAGGAATGACGCGCAATTATGGTATTGAAAAAGCGAGAGGAGAGTGGATAGCATTTTTGGATGATGATGACTTTTATTTTGATCATAAAATCGAAAAACAGTTAGAAATAATGAAAAAAGAAAATATTCTGTTTTCAACTACAAATATGTACATGATAAATCATCGTAATCTATCGATGGATAAATTAGACATAAACACGCTAACACTACATAATTCGAATGAACGTGAAAATAAAATATTTAACCTCAAAATGATTACGGAAAACAATCATATTGCGAATTCTACTGTGATAATTCATCACTCGATCGTAAAAAAAACTGGCTTACAGCGAATCGTAAGAGGGGAAGAAGACTGGGATTATTGGAAACGTGCGCTACAATATACGGATTGTTTGTATATCAGCGAGCCTTTGGTGTATTATACTTGGACGATTCAAGATAATCCGAATGTGCGTTACTATTAGTAAGTCTATTTTATTTCTTAACGCCGCCGGGTGTCGCAAACCCCTTCAACATATCGGTAATTCCTTTGATTCCTCCGTTGCCAGTAAGATGTCCCATAAAACTCTCGGCTGATTTCAACAAAGGACCCATTTCTTTCATGTTGTTCATGAGTTCTTTTTGTTGGTTCATGAGAGATTTCGTCTGGTCAGTTAAACCACGAACCCCTTCCTCACCAATAATAGTTTCGATATTGTCATATGCTTGTTCTAGCGTAGATGCGTAGTCAATCCGGTTGGCTTCTTTGGCATGGTGCGCATTTTCACCATCGTCATCTCCGTGTTCTTCGCCGTCATAGCTTGCGGGGGATAATGAAGCCATTCCCTGTTTTGTCTTATTCTTTTTATCTGCCTTCTTTCCGTGTAATGTTGTGTTGGCTTCTTTTTTTACCGTTGATTTTTCTTTGTCTGTGTTAGATTCTGTTTTCTTTGGTGCGTCATCCTTCGCATCGTCCTTCGCATCGTCCTTCACATCTTCCTCTCCTTCGTCAGAGTCATCCTTTTTCTTATTCTCCATTCCTTCCACGCCCTGCGAGCCTAACATTTCAAGAAGGAAAACAGTAGAAAATGCGGTCAATAAAATGATGATCATATTTTTACTAAAATAGGATGTAACAATTCCGATTAATGCCATGAGAACGACTGCGTTCATGTTTTGATTTGAAATATGGCGAACAAGACTAAATAATACAGCAAATAAACTTGCGTATAATACAAACTTGTTCTGTAAAATGGGTGTGTTGAACAACTTGCTGATGAACGATGACATAATATATATTAGTATGTGACGAATGATAATATATATATTGTAAGAATATAATAAATTGATTGATAATTTAATCAAAATTGATTTATAAATTCGAGTTATTATCTCAGGTCATTAAGGTTATATTGTATATGTCTCGTTATGAAATCGGATTATGTCAAAAATTTAATACGGCGATTCATGGGTTTGACATACATTCAAGCTCGCATGAAATAAAAGACCATTATATTTGTTTATACACCTTTAATTTTGACCTTTCACCGAGTTCGAATGAATTGTTTGAAACATTCATGATTCTTTCACCATTTTATAACGCGACGATTGAAATTATAGAACCGCTCATATTATATCCGGGCCAAGAAATGGTTGCTATTTATAAAACATTTTGGTTACGCATATTTCAAAGGATATGTCGAAAATGGTTGATTCAACGCAGGTTTTCTCGATCAACCAAACTATATGAGTTTCTTCTAAAACGGGAATACCGTTCCGTTGTTAAAATACCATTATGAAAGGTGCGTCGGCATCGACTTCTTCTTCGTCGTCTTCTTCTTCTTCGTGTTTGACTTCTAGCGCTGTATCGTCTTCTCTGTCTTCGTGTTCTAGTTCCGCATCGTCGTCTTCGTCTGCTTCGTCTTCGCTATCATCCGCTTCGTCTTCGCTATCATCCGCATCGACTTCGCTATCATCCGCATCGACTTTATCCTCTTCAACGTCGGTATCATCCGCTTCGACTTCGTATTCGCTATCTTCGTGTTCTAGTTCCGTATCGTCAGATTCGTCTTCATCCGCTTCGACGTCGCTATCCAACTCTGAATGTTCGATATCATCGACTTCGACGTCGCTATCATACGCTTCGACCGCTTCGTCTTCGCTATTATTATCAGCTTCTTCAATCGAAGCAATCAATTCATTCATTTTTTGAACCGTAACATCAATCACCGTATATACATTTGTTAGTTTGTCATAACTATTTCGCATTTTTTTCAGTAATAGTCCAATACGCTTTTTATCTTTTAATAACTCAGCTGTGATTGTATTTTTACGATGCGTGTCGCGAATCATACCGTTGATGTGATCGTATATTTCTTCTAAATAGGTTATCTGTGCCCTTTGCTCATCTACCATCGTATCAAATAGAGATTTCGCCTTCAAATACACCGACAATAAATGTTGATTGTATTTCATATTGTGACGAAGTTCAAGCATTTTTTTGATGATTTGAATTTTGGACTCTTTTTCACTTTTACGAAAATCATTCGTTGCGATGTCTCGATAAGCTAAAAAATCTGAATCGCCAAAATCTTCTTCTGCGTGTCCGTGTTCTTGAAGTTTCATCTTTGTATTACGTCCGTGCTATCCTAGTGGTGTGTATTATACGTTACTGTTATTATACGATTAGAATAAAAACAGTGTTCAAACCAATTTGTCTAACTTATTCCACCAACTACACGGTTTATGCCAAAATTCGGTGTAGAAAATATCACCATCCGATAAAAATGCGGCAATATAACTGTATGAACTTGCGGATGTAACCAGTATATCAGCTACTGTCATACCCACAAACGTATCTTCGGTGTTATCGTCCAGATGCATCATGACGTCTTTTCCAAGAATCGGATGCTCGCATAAATTCGCAAATTTTTCTGGTTGGCCTTGGGAATAGATGTGAATTTGTATCCGGTTATTCGGGTCATATTTCAAATAAGTACCGCGTATTTTTAAAAGAGACTGAATATAATATTCATTCGTATATTCTTCGCCACTATTTGGTCGGGTATCATCGCAATTTGGGCGTCTCATATGAACCGCCAGATGATGTGTATAGACCGATGACGCCGACGTAATACGAAATAGACGAAATCTCTCGGCGTTTCGATTTTTATTCTGCCAATAATGCTTCTTGATTCGCATCATACTCTTACTCTTCATACATGCGTCAATATTTCTTTCGACATAATTAAATATATCATAAAAGTCCGGCGTCAAAATGGAATTCCGAAGATCAATATCCATCGTTAGATAATTCACATAATGTGGCTTCATATTCATAAGTTCTTCCATCTTTTGATAAAAACTTGGTTCGCCAGTATAATTATGCGCGATTTTCGTTGGACTTTTATATACAAATACAGCATCTTCGCACTCTTCTGCGTAAATACATGTCCAAATATATCGCTGATATTGCGCACCGAATCCATCGTCGAATGGTAGTGACGAAATATATTTTTGTTTTTTTTGTGGAATCGTCATGGATGATGACAATGATGATGTCGATATCGTTTGTTCGGGTGGCGGCGAAATCTCGGTGGTCGGCGGTGCAACGAACTGACTCTCATCATTCAACTCATACGCATTCGGTAGAGTCTTGTTGTTTCTTTCTGAGGTTAGACGCCCAATATGTCGGTTTGTGATTTGATTATAAAACCCCGACATAAATCCGAGGCGCATCCATTGAATTGCGTAATCCATTTCAAAAAACTGATTCGGGGTATCATAATTTCCAACCGCAAAAATTGCTTCCATATCAATAATGGACGGGCGAAAACTATAATGCGGCCAATAATGACAATTTGGGTATGTAACATCATCACCAACATTCTTGTGTTGATGGAGCGCTACCTCGTGTTTCATACGCCGTAATAAACGATGACCTTGTATTTTGTAATCTTGAATTGTCTCGCCATAATTCCGGTTATACAAGATTTGCCGCACATTATAGCCCGAATTTCGCGCATCTGTCATCATTTGTGTTGCTTTTTCAATATAACTACCAGGTGTATGAAAAAGAAAATCATCTTCCATATGAATCCAATAGTCAGGACGCAGTTCGTTCAGCTTATTCCATATGATTTTCATGCTTGGGCGATGCCCTTTTTCGGATGGGGATTTCATGTAATAATCTATCCATGCGTACATCGTTTTCATTCGTTCGCGGTCGGCCTCACTCGAATTATCATCGACACAAAACCAGTAATCGATTTTATCAATATCATGCCACATGTTCAGAATTGAATTCACCGTTTGTTGAAACAAGTCGAGGCGCTTACACGTCGTAAAGGTAATCACGATTCGCGGAGAGATTCGATTTCGTTTGAGGATGACTTTTCTGGCCTCCTCAGCCATTTGAGTCACGGGTATGTTCCTGTCAATATAAGGGAGTTTTTCTAATGAACGTGAAAGATGAAATACTTCGCACGGAGGGATGGCGTCGGTAGCCGACGTGACCGATATCACCTCACATGGAGCAATCAGCGAATCTTTTACTTTCGCAAAAAGGCGATTCCATGTTTCGACATCGTCATTGTTGAAGCTGTCATTTTTTGACGCAATAATCGAGAGAAAATGATCCACAACAAAAAATAACCGCAATAATTCTGGATAAGATTCCTCTTCAAAAAAGTTTCGGTAAAACATTAAGTTGCTATATGTTGAACTCATATAATGGTACGGCATAAGATTGTGTCGAAGTATTGTCTTACAACATTCGTACCCGCTTCTTTTGTCGGAAATATAAAACGCGGATATAGAATTGTTATATTCAATAATATCGTCATATTTATCGGTGGTAAGGAATAGTTTATTTTGCGGATACTTATTATAATGTTTATACTTGTGATAAAGCGCATTCACCAATAGATGATTCCCTTCTGATCGTAGGTTCTCCATTAAGGTCGCGATACCTTCAATTCGCTCTTCGTCATATTCCATCGTTGCGCAGTAATATTTCATGGAATTGTATTTGTCCGATTTTTTGTAATAGAGGTTGCCAAGAGACAAAGCACTATAATACTTTTCTTGATTCCAGTTATTTTGCGTAAGAACACGTTGATACCATTCAATCGATTTATCGATATATGCGGGTCCAGCGTCCATCCAACTTTGTGCGCAATAAAACGCGTATCTCTCGGCAAGTGCCCGGCCACTCTCGCCGCCAGTTGCAAGTTCTTCGCGATACCCGCGCTCCAGTACCTCCGCATCCTTGATATATTTATTCGGGTCTTGACTACGACTCCCAACACGCCCCGACTCGACATAATAATTCCCTTGTATCGTTTGTGAGCTTTCTTCTTTATCAACGCAGGTGATATATTCATGAAGCACACCTACATAACGCCAGCGTTTTCGGTTATTCACAATAAGCGTCCGTAAATATACAAAGGATTGGCCAAGCTTAAGTTGATATGCGTCATGGGTAAGCTGACGCGGCATCCGAAAATCACCATGAATCGCGTCATCTGCGTCGAAAATAAAGAGATAATCGGTTTTATTGAATGCCATTTGTAAGGCAAGTGTGCGATTGAAGCCGAAATCACGCCATTCCACTTGTTCGATATGTCCGGGAATGTTTTTTTTGCTGAAGAATTCACGAATGAGTTCTATCGTATTATCGGTTGAACCCGTATCCGAGATGTAATACGCATCAAAATCGACATAACTCGTTAGGTTTTCAAGTGTTTTTACGATAATATGCGATTCATTTTTTACAATCATGTTGAGACAAATTGTATAAGATTTAGACGGTTGGCCTTGATACATTTCCGTGATTATCATTACGTTTATGTTATTACATTCTTTATATAGATGTGTTTAGGTTAATTTTTATTACTGTTATAGAATAACAAATAACAAATAATAAAATAGAATAATAACATAGAATAACATATAATAACATATAATAGCATAGAATATCCTCATTATTATGTCATTCACACGTTTTCATGATGACCCTGACCGTATTAAAAAACAGCTTCAACAATCGACTGATGTTGGCAGATATTGTTTGAATGTGCCCGGTCCAGGTGATAAACCACTTTACTACGAGGACCCTTATGTTCGCGCACAATTTTGGGCAGGTAATATCATGACCAATTCTGTTGATGTAGAAGCGGAATTGTTCGGTCTCTCACGTCGTTTGAACCGTGATTCCGTTGAGAATTATCATCATGATGAACGTGCATCGGTTGCTACACGCACAAATGAAATGATACGGTGCCCTACACGTGGTGGCAGTTCGGTTGAACAAACACGTGCTACACACCCCGCATGGATGCTGCGGGATGTCGAACAAGACAACTGGAAAATGCTTCACTTCGACCCTCAGGAAAATGTATTTATGCCATTCTTTAACAACTTGAATACCCGTATTATCGAAAAGGACCGATTTGTGTCGCAGACGACGGTTCCGGGTATATCCGATGATACATATTTCGCGGTCCATCCATCGAATCGCAATCCTGCGCTAGAAGGCATGGTTGGCGGGCGTCGGGATAATGAACGTGGTTTAGGCGTAGGCGGAGGCATCAGCGACGGTATTCAAGATGTCGGCGATATTCGTCAGTTTAGCGGAACGACTGCTCTGTTTTCATAATTGCGGCATGCAGGTTTATTCAATAATAATATTGTTATTATTATTATATGTATTAGAATAATATATATAATAATACCAGTAACATAGACATAACAAATGGCCGAAATCGCATTAATATTAGGGAGTCTTGGAGCAGCTTATATCGCATCTAATCGAAAATCCGGCGGAGTTGTGAGTGAAGGCTACCGTAATCCGAATGCGAATAACGCCAGATATTTGCCAAATATGAGTATTCCGATTACAAATTACCCGGTTGTTCGCCCCAATACCGGAACGAATGTAAATGAATATAATAACCCGAATGCTCACACCGACAGATATTATGCGAATAATGTGGATTATGACAAAATGTCGGCGGGTGTCGCTGGTGGTGTTGGAGGTGTAGGCATTCTTCGCGGTATTGCTGAACGAGGACGCGATAATACAAATGATAAAAAAGACATCATTCCCCAAACGGGACCTAACGCTATCACTGGCGTTGTTGGAGAAGGTTTAGATACACAGTTTGGTGATAATTACAGCAGGGACGGTTTCATGTCGCTTACAGGCGCACAAATCGACCCTATGGCATTCACCCATAACAATATGGAGCCGTATTATGGTGCGAAAGTGCGTGGTTTGACAACTGGTGCGAATATGCATGAGAACATTCTCGATAATAAAGTTGGTGGTGGTTCGCAATACGTCAGTAAGACCGAACAGGCGCCCCTTTTTCGTCCTCAGGAAAACATGCATCACCCACACGGTATGCCAAACCAGAACGACTTTTATCAGTCACGCGTCCTCCCCAGCATGAAAATCGCGAATGTAAAGCCGTGGGAAGAAGTACGGGTTGGACCGGGTTTAGACCAAGGATATAGCGCACAAGGAACGCTTGGATTTAATTCCGGAATGGAAGCGCGAGAGAAATGGATTGACCGCGGTGTGGATGAATTGCGTGTAAAGACGAATCCCAAGCTGTCGTATTCTCTGGAAGGTCATCAAGGCCCTGCCGCTCATTATGTCCAAAATGCGCCGACTACCGCGACTTTAGGACGAATGGAGAAGCATCTGCCGGATACATTCTTTGTGAATACACCGGACCGTTGGTTCACTACAACTGGTGCTGAGAAGGGTGAGACACAGCGTGCCATCGAAATGGACCGAGAGAGTAATCGACAGACGACGACGACGGAATACTTTGGCGCGACTGCGCCTGCGGATGGAGGTAGTGCGATGTATGCTCCTAAGAATTTCGAAGATACTCGACGCCAGACATATGATGGAAAGCCTATTATTAACCCTTATGCTGCTGAGAGAAATACCGCAACGGAGGCGGACTTTGGTCGTATGAGCTATAAATTTACACATAACAACCGAACAACGGTGCGTCCGAATGAAATGGGTGGCATCCACGGAGCGCTTAAGGCGGTTGTTGCGCCCTTATTAGATGTTCTCAAGCCATCCCGTAAGGAGAATGTGGTAGGAAATGCGCGAATGTATGAGAACGCACGTATGCCTGTTTCTGCTGCTGTGACCGCGACATTCAATCCGGCCGACCGCGCACCTACCACAATTAAGGAAACAACGGTGGGTTTGGTCGGTTTTGACCACTTGAATGTGGAACGCCAGGCTGCTGCTGGTTATCTCATCTCTCAGAATACGCCTGTGGATACCGAACGCGCGACAACAAGCACCGATTATTTAGGAACGGCGGGTGGCGCAGCGACACGTATGGGAAATGGCCTTTACAACGCCGCGTATAATCAACGCAATAATGTGAATAAGACCTATAAGAATGTGACGAACCATGGGTCGATGTCTCTCTTCAACTCGAATACGAATGTTCAGATTGACCGCTTAGATGCAGACCGTGCCAACCACCGCGCGATGGTTATGACGAATGCCCCGTCATCGATTCCCAGCATCGATATTTATGGTAAGATGACGATGCCGCAGAGCTACGATGAATCAAAACTAAACGAGAGAATTCAGCCGGATATATTAAACGCATTTAGACAGAACCCATACACACATAGCCTTCAAACGTATTGATTCGTAGATTAGTAGATTCATGTCTAAGCGAGAGATAATTTTATAACATTATAATAGTTATAACATTATAATTATAATTATTATACTACTACCTACTATCTACTATCTACAACAAATGAACATTCGTGAGTTATTTCAAGATAAATTCACGGTGATATTTTTCCTCGTGCTTGTATTATTGGTAAGTGTTTGGGTATCGCGCACGTATCGAAATGGCGGATTTAGTAGGTGGATCTCGCCCTCCGAAGGATATGGCACCGGCGTGATTGAAGGACTCACGGTGAATGATCATGTTCGTTATTTGGGGGAAGTGCGAACACAGAGCAGTCACTCGCCAACAAATACACAGGGGTCGCGAACAGATGGTTCTTTGTTGATCAACCAATGCTCGTATGTGAAAGACACCCCTACTATGTTTCGGTTTTTATTTACTACCACAGCGGAGTTACGCGGCGCAACCGGTGATGGCACGGGTGCCTCAGCAGCAAAAGTCATTACAATCAAAGTTCCGACCTACTATATTCAGAATACTGATGCGACTGGTTTGTCTGTTGCGATGCGAGCTTATACTGGTCCTTTACCTGCGACAGTCGGCACATCCGCTGGAACTGGCTCGAATTTGGACACCGCCGAAAACAACCGTGGAATAACTGCGAGTGTAGCGGCGGATGGTCAGCCTGATGCCGGATATTTCGTAGTTCGTTATACGATACAAACTGCGAATCCTATGGCCGCAGGAAAATATTCTCTCGAACTTTCCGGATTGAAATGGAAGAATGCCGAAATCAACCCTGCGTCGGCTGCTACCGCACCTGGTACCGACCTCGCAAATGTATCTTTATCTAGCAGTGCTGAACCATCGAGCGTTTCACCGATTTTAGTTTTCGTCAATTTGTGGCCGTCTGACGCCGCGAAACGGTTGCGTATTTTTGACAGCACCGCTTACGGAGGCGACCCCGCATTCATCATGTGCCGCAAAATATCAACCGAAAGCCCGCAATTATCACCGAACTACACCGGAACTGCGACCACATTTTCGATGACCATTATGCTTACAAATGCGCTGGCGTCCGGGGATATTTTCCTCGTTCAAGTGCCGTATGTCACACGAACCGCGAATGTTGATTTGGGAATTTCATTCTCTTGGACGAACCCGACAACCCAGCTTCAAAGCACCTTATCTACAATTTCTGATGCGGGGGTTGTCACGTCAGATATCAATACGTATGGCGGCGGCGTGAATGTCGTGGCGTTTAGTGTTGGTGGTGCTTTGCCGAGAGATACACCGATCCGTCTCTCGATTGCGGGTCTTCAAACACCAGCTTCAAGAACATCGATTACACAGGCGAAAATCCGGACGTATAAGGGTACTCCGGCTCCATCTCTCGGCGGAACATTCAACGCCGTTGGCGGTGTGCTTGACCAAGGTGAGTTTAATCTTCCAGCGATTGAGGCGAGAGCTTCTACTGCCGCGAGCACCGGCACTCCCACAAGTTCCGGAACTGCGAGCGATGGCACCACTTATGTGACTGCGGCGGCATCATCCGTGCTTATTTCCGACGTGAAACGCCAGATGAACTGGGCAATCGAGGCGCAGAAGGAATATGAAAGTGCATATAAGGCGCTTCGTGCTGCTACAACCACGACCGCGAAAACGGAAGCGCAGCTGAAATATGATGTCGCGATTGCCCGCCGTAACCGCCTGATTGCGAGTCACCCCGATTCATGGTATGACGGCTCCAACTGGCGTTATGGTGATGATGGTCATGTGCGTAAATGCGCGGAACCATCAACCCTTTCAAGCAACGAAGGCAATTGTCAGAATATTTATCGCCTGGATGCGAGCGGCAACGTCGTCAAATCCGCCGATGGCAACAATATTTTGCTGATGCGTAAATGCCCGTGGAAGTGTAACAATCCGGGAATGACGGGTTCGGACGCATGCCGTATCGACGCCGACTGCTTGAAGGTTACACGTTGGGCGACGTATTTACCGGATGGAACGCAAATCGAGAAGAATCTACTTGCGAGCACACGCACACAATACGATGATATTGCGAGAGATGCGAGTACGTCGGCGCTGAATGAGGACGATATTTACCGTCGCGGCATTACGCGCAATTTCCGCGGGTATGGTCGTCCAGGACGTATGCCGCCGGGACAAGGTCAAGGACGCGACCAAGGTCAATACCAATACCAATACCAAACTCCCGGATTATTCGGGTCGATTCGCGACGCTGCTGGAAATATTATTCGCACTATGGGCAACTGGATTGACCCGGATGATCCCGCAAGCAATCAACGCACCGACCGCCGTAACGCGTATTACTATGAGGATGGTTCGCCTGCGGCGACTGCCTACCTTGGTATGTATAATGGCCAAGGATATGAAGAGGAATCGCCATTTTATGCGGCTTCAAAACCGACGAACTATTACTATACCACGAATTATTATTACACAGACGGTGAGGCGAGTGGTGCTGGTGCCGCCAACGACGGAAAAAGCAACATGCCTGGAAAATTGTCGAATGTTCAACCATATGACCAAGTCATCAATTTCTAACAACGATGCGTAAAATGGAATTAAACGATATGTTCTCATAATTACAACGATACCAACCATTTGTAATCATGACAGAGAATCTAGAATTACAAGATATCCATAATCATATCCACACAAAACTCGACGTGTTTATAAAAAACCGCAAAATCCCGAATATCATTTTTTATGGACCACACGGTTCTGGCAAAACATTTATATTGAACCGATTTATTCATTCGATATACAACGGCGATAAAACCGCAATCAAAAATTACGTGATGCGAGCCAACTGTGCGCATGGAAAAGGCATCCGCTTTATTCGTGAAGAATTGAAGTTTTTCGCGAAGACGAACATCGACATGAAAGAAGGGACGATTTTTAAGTCGGTGATATTGACAAACGCCGATAAATTGACGATTGACGCACAGTCGGCATTACGCAGATGTATCGAACTATTCAGTTCCTCTACGAGGTTCTTTATTATTGTCGAAAATAAAGATAGTCTATTGAAACCGATATTGTCGCGATTTTGCGATATCTATATTCCACCACCGACGATTGTCATGACGGACGCGATGGGGGCGGCGACAACCCACAATATGACCGCTGTGAATCTTCATACCTACCTCGCAGATAAGGCGTGTAATACGAATAAAATATTGAAGTCGAGAGAAAGCACACTTGCGGACTTGATAACGATACACCCGAGTTTTTTACGGGGTAGTGCCGACGGTGCGGACGACGACAACGGTGCCTTGACGACGCCGATATGTAAAGATTATGAAAAAATACTCGATTTATCGGTTTATTTGTATGAGCAAGGCTATACCGGCATCGATATCATCAATTTTATACATACACACCCCGACATGAATGATATTCGAAGATACGAACTACTGATTATGTTTGACAAGGTTCGCAAAGAGTTTAGAAACGAGAAACTATTGCTATTTTATTTTCTTCATTTTATTGTATTTCGTTCTAATCTGAGTTTAGAAAATATTTCATTTATGTAAAGTCGCGGTCAGTATAGTATAGTCTAGAATAGCATTCACACCACACTATATCATACATACGATGGACGATTACTCAGTTACATCTCTTTACGAATCCAAGAATGAATGGGCGTCACGTCTCGTCAATATTCTCACGCCACTCATTCAAGAAGGCATACGCTCTATTTTTGACGAAGCGGTGAAGTTGTGCGTGGGGAACAAGGAGCAGGACAAATATTTGATGACGTTTCAGAATCTTCTCTCGAGAGTTCCGAAATGGAACCCCAATATTATCAAGGAAGAGACCTCGCGAATCAAGGAGCGCAGCACATGCGGGTATTTAGAAGATTTGATTACATGTGTTCATATTATTCATTTGAAGTGTATGACGGTCATGCGCGTGGGAAATAAACAGAAGAAAGTGGATATCAAGATACCGCAATTAGATGATTTCATTCATAAGATTTATGTGAATACCGCACGAAAGGTATATTCTAACGTCTATATTTTTGAGAGAGGGATTCAGCCACTTCACACCCAGCGCAACAATCGTGAGTTCGAGATTATTGTGAAGGAGTGTATCTATAATACGATTCGCGATAATATACCGGTGGAAGAGCTTATTAAGATGTATTTAGAAGATACGATTGAAGACGTAGTGGAGGTGACCGAAAACGAGGAAGTGATTCAACAAGAGCCAATTCTCTCGGAAGAGGACGCCAATCTCTCGGCGAGGCGACGCCAGCATCATGGAAGTACGCGCCGAAGACGCCATCGCGACAGGGTTGGCGGTGGTGGTGATCGCGAGGATGGTACCGAAGGTAGTGCCGACACGTCGTCATCAGCGCCGCCCACAATCGACCAGCTTGACTTTGTGGGTGAATTGAATGGAAGTGCGAATGCGGTATCATCGGTAATGAATGAAACGGCGAATGAAAGCGGCGGAAGTGGCGGAAGCGGCGGTGGAATTTCATTCGGAGAGAACCAAGTGCGAACCTTTGAAACAGATTCTTCCGAGAGAAAGAATGAATATATGACACATGATGACGACGACGCTGATGCCGATGACGAGGATATTGGGCGATTAAAGATTGGCGATGATATTCGATTGGATACACTCGATATTCATAGTCTAAACGATATACAGGAACTCAACGCACCGCCTTTATTGGACGATATTGAGGTGTTGGCGTAACTGTAAAAAAAATAATAGATTTTATTATATGGTCGATTATTTTTTATAATATGAAAAAGGGTCGTTGTATAAAAAAAAGCAAAAAAGTAAAACGTTTTAGTCATTCTAGGCGAATAACCAAAAAGAATAAACACAAGTTTTCGAGATTGAAAGGAGGATTGCGAACGTCTGATTGTGTAAATATAGGAATTACACATGCTTATCGATTTAAGGATCCTGACCATGCCATTTTATTAAGACGTTATATGTTTGGAACAAAGTCACAAGAAGATGCCTGGATGGAACTGTTACGTCTTTGTTTAGTTAAAAGTGTTCCCGTGTATATTCTTACAAGTGGCAATAAAGTTGGAATTATAAGAATGCTACAATTGGCTGTACTCGATAGGTATATAACTGAGGTATTATGCACACATCCCGAATTTTCGGTAAATCCATTAAATCGTGATACCGTCCCGAGCCATAACTTTCACGGACAAGATAAATATGAGGTGATTCATGCAATCGTTAGCGAACTTAGACATTCAACAGAATTAGGTTCCTCGCCAATTGGATATTTTTTAGATGATGATGAAGGTAATTTTGAACGTAACAATATGTGTTCAAGTATTCAAGCCATATCTGTTTTATCAGATGTTCCACCACCGGATTTTGATGATGGCAAAGACTTGAAAGAAAATGATATTTATAAACTGAATGTTAACGATTTACGACTAACAGCGATTGATGATCCCGAACCAGATTTTAATTTTACACCGATATCAATTATAAAACAGATATTTGAAGCTGTTCAAGGTGAAACTGTTCGTATTTTATTTTTGGATTTTGATAAAACATTACAAATACATAATGCGGCAATACCGTTTCATATACCAACGGTAGTTGATGTATTTTCTATAATTAGTAAGAATAGTCTGAACAAAAGGTTTGGTATCAACGAAGAGGCGCAACTACCAAAATAACAATAGCAATAACAATAACAATAGCAATAAACAATATATAATTATGTGATAGAGTAATATAAGATGTTTGGAAGTGGAGAATCCGACGAAGATGAAGGAAAATGGTATGACAATATAGTTCTTATCGATATACTCATCTTCATTTTTTCTTTCGCATTTTTAGCAATCGCAGGTGTTGTTATGTATTTTTGTTATCCACCGGTGATGTTGGCATTTCAGACGTCGTAAGTAATTCGCGTATAAAAAGCAATAAATAATTGAATTTGTATGTATATACATCTTTTTAGAACTATATACATTCGTTCATACGTCCTGTAAATAAAAATGTTCAATACGACGAAACTAGCAATCATCGGCGCCGCCGTTGGTATTGTGTATTTTTTGTTGAAATTCATAGAAATGCGGTTCGTCGATCATGATAACCAAAAACCGGTGAAGGTCCTTGTTCGCGATTCAATCGTTGTCTGTATCTCCTCGATTTTAGCCGTATTTATTTTGAATCAGTTTGAGAATATTGGCGGCGGTGGTGGTGGTGGTGGCGGCGGCGGTGGTGCGCCAGCTGTATTCGTTGATACGCCTGGATTTTAATCCAAATGAAGGTCTTGTTCTTGATCTTGTTCTTGTGCTTGTGCTTGTTCAGTCGGCTTCGCGGCTTCTTCGCTGCCCACGCCATCCACAGTTACACCATGGTCATAATAATGTTTTCCAACTTTGTTCAAGTTTGATAACATCAGCCACCATGCTTGTGTATAAGAGTGTTCGATGTATTTCAACCCAGCGGACCCAGATGATGCGGGGGTGTCGGCCCACTTCGCACAAAATCGACGAACATACGGAGCCGCTATCGCATTTTTATACTGCGGCATCGCCGGAAAAAGGTGGTGCTCGATTTGAAAATTGAGATACCCCATCATCCATGAAACGAGCTGCGATTTCGTGGAAATATTCACAGTATGATGAAGCGCATATTCAAACCACAGCAGATGCTTGTCTTCGGGAATTACGCCGGTATAGGTATGTGACAGAGAGAAATGCCCGAATAAATAGATGAAATTCCAGAAATTCACCACCATCAATAGGAAGTAACACCACAATACACCGTATTCGCCGCCGCCACCAGAATAGAAAATGAGAGGCAACGAGAGATGAGAACCAGTCATACATACCGCTTCAAATGCGGTTTCAATATATACTTCTCTCGTTCGTGCTGAACACAAACGGTGAAAAACCTTCTTCGGATGAAGATAATATGTCCAAAATAAATGGACAAGAATACCATTGATGACAGGCAAGTATGTCCATGCTTGAAGCCGCATCCACCATCGATTCATAAATCGCGTAGCTGCTTTCCCGTTTGTGTTTTCTTCAAACGCACGGTCGAAAAAGGCGACAAACGGTGTTGTATCCAAATCGATATCATGCTTAATTTTCTGTGGTGTAGCGTGGTGTTTTTGATGCATCGTATTCCATACTGATGAACTGACCCCGCCACCAAACCCCATCGTGAATGTTTGGATGGCGCGGTCCAACGCACGGATTCCAGTAAAACTAAGATGTCCGCATTCATGTTGAACCCAGCCGCAACGCGTCTTAAATGCGATGAACGAGAGAATGGATGCGTAGATATTGTATGAAGCAAGCCATGTTCCTAGACCGAAGTAAAAGGCGATTTCAAGAAGGCGAAAATAGACGTGGATATAATCCGGTTCAAAGCATCCTTGTTCGACGAGGGTGGCGCGCATCTCTCGGAAGTCGGCCGTCATTTCTTGCTGGTGAGGCGTGAGTTCGAGAGATTCGTTATCATCCGTTAAAACTGGCAGCGAACCCAGCATCTTTTTCGCCTTACTCGACCGATGATGAAACTCGTTGAATATTTCTGTCGCGTCGGGCGAATTCTTCGCGTAGTTGATAATATTCCCGCCGGGGTGTTTGAAGTCGGTGATGTCGTAGGAGACACCGTTGATTTTGATTGTATCGCGTGGCATCAACTTATATAGCCTTAATATATTCAAATACTTATTTTAACCGCGAACCTACATATAAAGATAAAATTGATTCGTTATGTTTATATTGAATATCATGATATGAAATCATCGTTATCGTTGTTATGCCTATCGCTACCGCTACCGTCGTCGCCCCCGAATCTGTCGCTGTCGAATTGGAACGCTCTCCTTCCTCCGACGATACTGCCGAATACTGGCCTCTTACCATGGATGCGGTCGAATCATGCGACCTCTCGTATATAAACGACAGCTGGTCGGAAGACATGATTCGCGACGGAATGCGTGCGATTATTCGTGTGGGTCAATTACCAGAAATCAAGCAGAAAGAAATGAACGTTTGGAAATATCTATCACAATACAGCCCGCCAGCCGACCGCGGTTTCATGTTCAGTTATGGTGATGACAAGGTTGTTACACTTGTTGGTAATAATATGGAAGTGGGTCATTCTGGATGCAGTATGGGATGGACCATGCGTAACATCGAATTCATCGCGAAGAATGGAGTTCCTGCTCACCGAGAGATGATTATCGAAAATCGTAGGCGTCGCACAGGACAATAATGCGGAAGGGAAGGAACACTACGGCGGCGGCTAGTGATGTAATCTTACGCCTCACAATAACACGGCAATCCATTCACGTCAATAAATAGGTGCGTATTTTTACCGTCTTTCAGAAATTTCGCAGAAAGTGCGGCATGTTTCTTGTATTTTTTATGCGTGATTTTATATTCATCAAACAGCGGATTATGTATTTCGTTGGAGGGAATATGTCCATGAACCGACCGAGTGATCATTTTATACAATTTGAAATCCGGATATCTCTCCTCACCGCTCGATTTATAGAGGACGTTTCGACCTTTGTCATCCGTCGTCCATTTTACAACCAGCTTAATAATGGGGTCTGATTTACACAGTTTTTCCACCTTCCGTAGGTCATAAATGAAATAATCAAAGAGTGCGCATGCGAAACGGCATAAATCGAAACTATAATTCGGTTCAACCGTTGGTTTGTCGGGGTTGTAATATGGCGGGAAATTGTATTGGGTTGCTGCGTCGCCTTTAAAATGAAAACTGTCGCTACAAATCAGCTCTCCGCGGAATTTGTATATGGCGCGGCCGAAGTCGATGATTTTGAAAATACGGCCATATGTCGGGACCTTGTAATACTGACCTTTGTAGTGATAGTAAATAAACTCTTCGGTGGTTTCAATAAACATAATATTATTTGTATGAAGGTCGTTGTGTGTGAAATTGAACATTTTTTGATAAATGACAAGTGTCATAATGACCTGGAACAGAAGCGACGTCCATTCTTCTTTTGTGAGCTCATCTCGCATCATAATATGGTCGAGTGTATTCACGCATCTCTCGAGTAAAATTGCTTGAATTGGAAAATCGTTTATTTTTACGATGATTTGTTCATCGTCGCTGTAATTAGAATAGCTGCTGCCGTCGTCGCTATCACTCTCGCCGTTGCTCTTGCTGACGTCACTTTCTGCCGATTGTGTGTCGTTGTCGTCGTCGTTTGCCTTTGCTTCGTCGTCATCTCTTCCGTGATCGCTTCCGTCTTCGCCATCAATCGTAGTATAAGATGAATTCGATTCTGATGTATCGCTCTCGCTATCACTGTCGCTGTTGGCCGAATTACCACTACTCTTTTTTTTATTCGACTGTAATACTTGTTCCGATGGTTCCACGTCATCAAAGTTGATTTCAACCATGTGACTATCACCGTCGGTGTTGGCGGCAGCAGTCATTGTCTCGATTCCAACGGCGTCGGTATTCGTCAGCGTTGTTGGCTCAAACTCAATGACATCTTCAAGAATTGTAATAGGGGTTTGTAAAACCGGGTTCAGCTTATTTCGCAGCTTCAGCCACTTATTGTCGCGCATACTCGATTCATCGTCCCCAAACTGCGAATAATCAATCGTGAATCGCTGATTTTCGTATGTATTAAAAAAGGAACAATCCGCCAAATAATCAATATCATCAAATACGTTCGTTGAAAACTCGCGTTGCTTACAAAGATAACTTCCATAATAATCCAATCCATGAACAATACCATGGGTATGAAGAGCTCGGCTTGTCAAATACGAAAAGAACCCATCCACATAAGATGAATTATTGGTGTTCAGCATCTTTTCTTCACAGTTTTCTGGTGTTGAATTATATTTAGGAAGCGAGGTCTTAGGGGGGGATGTGGCGGGCGTCTCGTATTTCCCAGACAAATACCGTATGGGGTCTAATAGCGGCGAATATTTCACAAACATCGGGACATTCGTCGTGTTGCCTGCGTCATCCCCAATTACAGTTTCTAAATGATTTAGAGAATTAGCATGGGTTTCGTCTGTATCTCCGCCTCTCGGATGCTCAATAATATTTTGTAAATAATATGTCTGGTTCAGTTGGATGCTATTGAAATTTGTTTCGTTGATATCAAAAAAACGGCTATAAATCGGGATATAATTCTGAATATCGTAAAGCTTTGCGGAATCGATTTTCTCCGGAGTATATTTGTGTTTGCGATAGTGAAGTTGGAATGTCGGTGTCGGGGACGGTGTCGCCATTTTCCTAAATGAATAACGGATAACGAATAACGAATAATAATATGATTCTTCGATAGATGTTTTATATCGGTTTTAAACGGGAACAGACTTCGTATAATCCGTCGCAATAAAATATCCATCATTTGTATCATCAAGTTCGTCATGAATTTAGAGCTCGCAAAATTCGACATGAAGGCTATCAGCTTTCGTCCAGATGAAAATAAGGGACCCGTCATCGTTCTCATCGGGCGCCGTGATACCGGTAAAAGTTTTCTCGTTCAGGACTTGATGTTTCACCACCAAGATATTCCCATCGGAACCGTCATCTCAGGCACAGAGGCCGGCAACGGTTTTTTCGCCGCCCATGTACCCAAACTATTTATCCATGACGCGTATAATACCGCCATTATCGAGAACATTCTCAAGCGCCAAAAAGCAGTCCTAAAACAAGTGAAAAAGGAAATGGATACGTATAAGAAGTCATCCATTGACCCAAGGACGTTCGTTGTATTGGATGATTGTTTGTATGATAACAAATGGACGAAGGACGTGATGATGCGCCTCCTCTTTATGAACGGACGTCATTGGAAGATCATGTTAGTCATCACAATGCAATATCCATTGGGTATCCCTCCAAATCTCCGCACCAATATCGACTACGTTTTTATCCTCCGCGAGCCATATATTGCGAATCGTAAGCGAATCTACGACAATTATGCGGGCATGTTCCCCACTTTTGAGAGCTTTTGTCAGGTCATGGACCAGTGCACCGAGAATTATGAGTGTTTGGTCATCAATAATAACGCGAAATCGAACAAATTACAAGACCAAATCTTCTGGTATAAGGCACAACAGCACGGGCCATTCAAACTCGGCAGTAAGGAGTTCTGGGAAATATCGAAGAATCTCGGTTCTGATGATGAAGGCGAGCAGTCGTATGACCCTAATGCTGCGAAAAATAGCAAGGGTCCGAAGATAAATGTGAAGAAGAGTAAGTGGTGAGGGAAAGCGCTCACGAATTGGTGAGAGTGGTTCTCCAAAATGAGAAGCGGTTTGCCGAAATTAGCATTTAATAGAATCCGCTTTTGTCGCAACAAAAGCGGTTTTCCGAAATTAGTATTTTAACCTTATTTTTCGCTTTTTTATATGAAAGCAACATCGTTGAATCCACCGCTTTTATAAATCCGCTTTTCATTTATAAAAGCAACATCAATTTCCTTGTTCAATTTTATGAAAAAAAAAGCGTTTTCATAAAAACCACTTTACAACCATAAAGCGAAATCAACTTAAAGACATCCGTCTATACATAGTATAACATACGCTCATAACGATGTCCTCCGCTTCTTCTGCCTCCGCCGCCTCTTCGGCAACTCTCAATATTGTTGAACTCATCGAGAAAAACCCGATTACAAAGTTGTCTCAAAAATATAATAATTTTCTTCTAGAAAAACTCCAAAAAAACTTCAGCACATTCGAACAGCAATTGTTTGTCAGTAGTTTTTATTGTTATCTGAATTTCGATAAGAATACTGACTTTGTTATTGATTTGGACGATGTATGGAAATGGTTGGGTTTCGCACAGAAAATAAACGTTAGAACATTGCTTGAAAAAAACTTCAAACTCAACGTAGATTATACTGTCTCCATTCCTGAATATAAAAAATCAGAACAACCAGAAAACGTGTCAGGTGGTAGTGATGAAGAACAACCAACTGAACCAATCATTCCATCTAAACCCAAAAACGGCGGTCAAAACAAACAAACTATCAAACTGACCATCCGATGCTTCAAATCACTATGTTTGAAGGCACAGACAAAGAAAGCAAGTGAAATACATGACTATTATTTATCATTAGAAGACCTAGTTCTTCATAGTATTGATGAACAGACCAGCGAACTCCGCGCCCAACTCGAACAAAAGAACGAAGTCATCAGCACCCTCAACCAAGCCACCATCACCCTGACCCAAGAAAAGAAACGCGCGGTCGAGAAGACGCTTATCACTCAGTTTCCTTTGAATACTCAAACCATTTATTTCGGCACCATCGACAACACCAACGCCGACAACGAGAAACTCATCAAATTCGGACAGACCAACGACCTCGCCACCCGCGTCGCACACCATCACAAGAAATACGATAACTTCATCCTCGCCGCAGCATTCAGAGTGTCAAATAGAACCGAAATCGAGAACCACATTAAAGCACACCCGAAAATCAAGCGCCAACTTCGCACGATTGAAGTGAGCGGTAAAAACAAGACCGAAATCATCGCATATGACAACACAAATTTTACAATCGCCCGCTTGACAAAACATATCGAGGATATTATTCACTCGAGAATGTATAATGTGGAAAATTTCAACAAACTGCTTCAACGCAATGAAGAATTGGAAGCCGAAAATGCGAAGCTTGCCAACGACCTCGAATCGAAAAAAAAGACCATCCACGACCTCACACTCGCCAATAATGAACTCAAAGAGAAGACCGCGCAACAATCCCAAGCACTTCAAGTCGTCGCGACCGAAAATGAATCTCCCTTCACCCAGCACATTCTTCTTCCTGAGAATGAAATGACGAAAAAGTTCGACGAGTTCGTCGCGACATGCTGTATCGTGCGTCCCGATGTGGAAGAAGAATCCGTAAATCTTGAAGGACGATTCCGTCTTTGGTCGCATACGAAACCAGCGAAAGAAACCTTCCACGCATTGAAACATTATATGGACGTAAAATTCAAACCCAAGCGTATCGAACGTATTCACGGCTATCAGGGTATCAAGTTGAAGACGGTGGAATACAAGAAGGTTATCGCAACTGAAGCCGAAAATCCAGCACAGTTTAGTGTTGAAACTTTTATTTTCGAGTGCTGTAAGTTCTCCGACCGTGGCAAAATCCTGAATTCTACACTTCTGAAAGAGTATCAGAAATGGAAAATCTCCGTGGGACAGACACCAAGCGAGACTGACATGAAGAACCTTAAGACCTATCTGAATGCGTGCCCGAACGCACTGAAGGCGACGATTTGGGCTGAAAATAATTCCAATGAAGGGTTTTACGGTCTCGCTCTAAAAGAGAGTTATTACACGATGACACAGGCAGTTATTCAAGGACAGGCCAACCCAGTGATTAGTGTCCAAATTTCAACCACCGGTAAGAAAGTCGAGAAACGCCTTGTCAATTCAAACCAAGTCTTGAAGACATGGGATACGATTGCGAAAGCCGCTGCCACCGAAGGCTTCTCCACCGCCAAAATGAGCCGCAGTGTCAAAGACAAAACAGTCTTCAAAGATTATTATTACTGTGTCGCGCAGTCCGTCTAAGCAACGAATTCACACGACTAGTAATAATAAACAATCGCTTTATCTTCGGAATTATAATAAATAATATTATCCTATAATATAATTCACTCACTCATTCTTCCATGAAAACTCTCCAATTTACACATCCGAAGACCGCATCTTCCACCGATTTTTCAGCCTCATCTGCTGAAGCAAAGAATTCATCTCTTAGTTTTGGTGGTGGCTACAGCCAGTCTAGTGGTTGGAATGCCAACGTTACATTCACCAAGAAATGGTAGATAGCATCATTTAGCACATTATTATTACTGTAAGTCACAGTAGTAATAATGACCATTATTTCGTTTTCATATCGAAATAATTCAAATACTAATTCTCCGCATCCGCCTCCTTCACCGATGACAAGCGCGACAATCCATGGTCATTTTTCTTATCCATGACAACATCATCACTCTCGAAAAGCTCTTTACGCATCTCCTCGACAGTCATCGAAAGAGATGACGTTTCATCGTTGTCATTCCAGATACCGCCACCGACACTCGCAGTCGCCCCGCTCGCTCCGCTGCTCGCACTGCTACCCTCCAAGTCCTTCGGCTTCGCATCCACCAACGTCTCGCCATCCTTCGCCAACATCTGCGTAAGTTTGTTGCCACTCTCCTTCGCCAGCTTGATATTCTCCTGAATCGCCTTCGCCTTCGTCTCCTTTACACGCTTATCAAACTCGGTCTTCGCCTGCTCCTCATTCTTCTTCTTCTCCGCCATCAACTGGTTCAAGGTCTCCTCCATGTATTCGACGCGACCGGTCTTGTATGCATCCGGATGAAACGGCACCCACATTCCAACTGGTCCAACGAAGACGTCATGGTTCGGATCCACCTCGCGCAACATCTGACAACGCAACTCGGCCTCCTTCTGAGAACCAAAAACGCCGCGCACCTTCAACCCGCGCACCGATGTCTGAAAGTTATGCTTTTCGTTGAACTCGGCTTCAAGGTCATCCTCATGCTTGTCCAGAAAAGTCTTGTATTCATCGTAGATATTCGTTTTCTGAAGGATGTCCTTCTCTTC